TCACGCTGCCGACACCACCCGCAACCGGCGCCGCGACGCCTGGGGCACCGCGCCCGGCTTGCCCTCCTCCAGCGCCGCCAGGACCTGGCCCGCATAGTCCGCTGCCGCGTGCGTGTAGATCCACGTCACCTCACCCGCGCGCTCGTGCCCGAGGATCTCCTGCGTGATCACCTCGGGAACTCCGCGGTCGTGCAAACGGGACGCGTACGCATGCCGGACGTCGTGGAAGTCCGGCCACCAGTCGGTCCGTTCCAGCTCGACCGTTCGCGCCCGGCCCGTCTGCTCGTCGACCCGCTGAGCCTTGACCGTCTTCACCGTCGTGCGGACGACGCCGGCCTTTGTGATGGCGTCGATCCAGAGCCGCCGGAACGCGGACCGACGCAGCGGCGCGCGGTACGGCTCGCCGCTGCCGCCGTTCTGCCGGCTGCCGCGGCGCACCTTGTTCCGTCCGTGGAAGACCAGCTCGTTCTCACAGAGGCCGTCCTTCGGCTCAGATGCTTCTCGGCTCGCATCCGGCTCACTGGCCCACACTTCGCGCAGCACCCTGGCGGCCAAGCCGGTCATGGGTACCGTGCGCAGACCGGCGTCGCTCTTCGGGTACGCCTTGCGCTTGATCTTGCCACGCGGCTCGACCAGGACCTCGCGTACATGGATGCGGCGGCCCTCGAAGTCGACGTTGCTCCAACGCAGGCCTGCCAACTCCTGGAAGCGCAGGCCGGTCTCCTGGGCGACGATCAGCAGATTGTGGAAGTGCTCGGGCAGCTTCTGCCTGATCAGCCACAGCTGCGCGTACGAGGGCGGCCGCCGGTCCTCGGGGTGCTTCTTCTTGATCGTGGGGAGCTTCACGCCCTCCGCCGGGTTGAAGGGGAGACGGCGATCCCGCTTCGCGTCTTCCATCATCCGGTCCAGGACCTGGAAGCACTTCGTGACCGAGCTGGCGGCCAGTGGCCCGCCGTTCTCGTCGTGCAGCCCGTTCACCCAGAGCTGGATTTCGCGCCAGGCCAGCTCGTACAGACGGACGTTGCCGAAGGTGGGCTCGATGTGGTTCCGCCACATCCCCTCGTCGCGGAGCTGGGACTGGGACCAGTCCTCGATCCGGGTGCAGCCCTTCGTCTGGGTCGGCCACCACAGGTTCCACCAGGCGGCGAGGGTGATCTCGCCGCGGGCCGGGTCGATCCACGTCCGCTGCCGCATCTCGGTGCGGGTCTGCTCCAGGAAGGCGACGGCGGCATCGAAGTCAGGCTTCGTCTTGCTGCGTTCCTTGCCAGATGGGTCGGTGTACCGCGCTTCCCAGCTGCCGGTGTGTTCGTCGGTGGACGGCCGGTCGCCGGGGAACTTCTTCATGCAGGGCGGGCAGCCGCACTTCATGCTCGGGTTGGGGCGTGGGTTGTTAGTGGCCCTCGGCAGGGCCTTTTTGCGCACCATCGGGCGTGCTCTCCTGATCAGAGGTTCGAGGCGCCGACGGGCAGTGCGGTGACCGTGAACTCGCTCGGGAGCTCAATGCGTGTACCGCAGAAGCAGAAGAGGCCGGCGCCGGGGATGGCTGGTGCGCCGAGGTCGACCGCGAGGATCGCGTGCAGTTCTCTGATCAGGTCGTGGGGGTGGGTGCCCCTGTTGACGAGGATGGTGACCTCGTCCGGGTCCCAATGGGCGATCGTCGGGAGATCGTCGACCACGGCAATGCGGATGCACACAGGTGTCCCCCAAGGATGTGCGTGCGGGCACGGAATGATCCGCTCCGGGAGGACAGCGGGTGACTGATCGTACCTGTGTGTGAAGGTAGTGGGGAGACCGATAGGAAGATCAATCAACGGTTTGTTTTAGAGGCCAACCATTCCCGATAGGTAACCTCATTTCAGACATATTGGGTCACTTAAAACAGACCGACCGGGCTTAGGCAACCCTTACCAAATACTATGAGACGCGACTAACTTGGACGGTTGCCGCAGCATCTCGGAGCATGGCTTCGGCGAACTTGAGCAGGTCGCGCTGCTTGTTCTCAGGGAGTTGGCGATACAGAGTGAGCAGTCGACCCTCACGCTCCTCGTCTGCCCGCCCGGGGACCGGTCGACCGGCCGCCTCGAACATCTCCTTCGGCGTGGTGGCCACCCCCCATGCGCGGAAGGCGTCGACCAAGGCCCGCAGCGTGTCCGGGGCGACGCGGGAGGTTCCGCGGGTCCGGTTCATCCACGCGTTGAGGGTCGGATAGGAGATGCCGGCCGCGCCGGCCAAGTCCTTCTGGGTTCTGCCGGGCGCCTGCTCGAGGAGGCGCTCGAGTAGTGCCGCCAGGTCCTCGCCGCGGTGGGCTTGGTCCTCGGCGGGGTGGGTCTCGCCGGGGTCATGCTGGGGGCTCGTCACGCTCTGAGGATCGTGCATCCTCATCTACATACGCAAGTAGATCGCAGACCGATGACCCGTTCTTGACGGTACTCCGGCGCATCTACATCGCCCCTGCGCGCCCCTCTCTCGCGTAGCCACGCCCCTGTGCGTATCCCTTGACTCGGTATGCATCTACACGTAGATTGTAGATACCGCAGGTCAGCAGGACCTACGGACCCCTGGTTCGGCCATGCGCCGGAGGTTTCACCATGCGACGACTGGACAAAGGTGCCCCGCTGCGGGCCGCCATGAAGGCGGCCGGGCTGGACATCCCACGCCTCGCCGCCAAGACGAAAGACGTAGATCCCACGGGCAAGGGACTGTCCGCCTCGTACGTCGGATTCATTGTCGGGAACGGCAAGACGGCGCGCGACGAATGCAGCGACCGGGCCGCCGAGCTCATCGCAGCATGCGTCGACAAGGAGGTCACCGATCTCTTCGAGGCGTCCATTCTCTTGACCTCAGAATCTACATCTACGCGTAGATCGAAGATCGAAGGGCGGCGGAAGCCGGACCTGCCCGAGCGGCTGATGGATCAGCGGGAGCTCTCGCAGTTCCTGCGCAAGTCCCCGAGCTGGATCGACAAGCAGATCCAGGACGCGAAGCAGCGCGGTGAGGTCTGGCCCGGCCTGATCTACGTCGGCAGCAGCCGGCGGTTCGACCTGCACGCCGTCCTCGACGCGATGCGGCAGCGCGCCGCCTGACACATGGAAGGGCCGCCCCGGATGCGACCCGGAACGGCCCCCCTCACACACCCGAAGACCCCTACGTCAAAGGAGAACAGGTCGTGCCTCACAAGGTTAACGGCAAGGTCAGGGCGGGAGGTGCGGAGCTCGTCGCGCAGGCACGCGCCGGCGACCGCACCGCATTCGCCGCCCTCTACGTCGCCCATCGCGACGACGTGTTCAAGTTCCTCTACAACCAGTCGAGGAACCGGCAGCTGGCGGAGGACCTGACGCAGGACGTGTTCCTGCGTGCCCTACGCCGCCTGGAGACCTTCAACTCCCCCCGCTCCAGCGGCTTCGCGGGTTGGCTGATGGTCATCGCCCGCAACATCTACCTGGACCACGTGAAGCTGGCCCGTACGCGGCTGGAGACCCCGGTCAGTGAGATGGCCGACGGCGACCAGCGCGACCGGTCGGCCGAGTCGTCCGCGCTTCGGCAGCTGGACATCGCCGAGGCGGCGGAGACCGTCGCGGCCGCGCTGGCCGGGCTCACCCCGTACCAGCGTGAGTGCGTGCGGCTGCGGTTCCTGGAGGGTCTGTCGGTCCCGGAGACGGCCGCGCGGCTCGGTAAGGGCATCGGCGTCACGAAGACCGTCCAGTTCCGTGCGCTCCAGCAGATGCGGAGCACCCTCACCGCCGAGGCGGTGGCGGCATGACGGAGCAGATCGACTTCGGCTCGCTGGCACCCGCGTTGGCGTTCGTCGCCCGCCTTGCCGAGCTGCACCCGGGCCTTACGGCGCCGTCCCTGACCTTCAGCGGCATCTTCCCGAACCGGGTGAGCCTCTGCATGGACAGCGCCCCCGAGATCGAGGCGTGGCGCGAGGCCCTGCACATCCCCACCGAGAACGTCAACTTCAGCGTCGGCGCCGACGGCCAGATGCGGGTCGGTTTCGACGCCGAGGTCAGCGGTATCGAGTTCCACGCCTTCGCTCGGTTCGCCACCAAGCAGGAAGAGGCGGCAGCGTGAACAAGAACCTTCCCCACGCCGTCCGCGTGATCCGTGCGGCCCTGGCCTCCACCGGCAGCGACCCGGCGGCCGCCATCGCCCACGCGCTCAACGACGCCCGCCTCCTGGTCGACCCGGAGCGCTCCTTCGGTCGCGTGCTGTACCGCACGCCCGCCGGCGGATGGTCCGACCGGCCGCAGCCGAAGGCCGAGCTCACGGATCTGGAGCAGCAGGCACTCGCCTGGGACGAGTCGTGCGAGCGCGCCCGGCAGGTCGCTGCCGCCATCGAGGCGCAGATCGGCCAGCACCGCGAGTTCCAGAACGTGCAGGTCGACAAGGACCGGGTCCTGGTCGCGCTGCACATCACGGACCAGGCCCAGTGGGCGCAGTGGCGGCAGTACTTCGGGATCACACACGCCCAGGAGCAGTCGCTGCCGTACGCGGTGGCCGGGGACGGCTACCGGGACGGCGTCCGGGTGTCGGTCGTGGCCTATGACCTGCCGCAGGTGCAGGCCCGGGCCGCGCGGTCCGCGAAGCGCCCGTTCCAGCTCGGCGGGGTCGTGTACGACCTGGCGCTGCCGCAGCAGGACTCCGAGGGCGACATCTGGTTCTTCCAGGGTCAGCGGTCCGACGACGGCATGCCGATGCTGTCGGTCGACGGTCGGCCGGAGCGGTGCTCGCTCGCGAACATCGTGACTCAGGTCGGCCCGTTGACGCCCGTCACGGATGTGGCGACGCCCGTCACCGCGCAGGGCGGTGAGGTCGCATGAGGAAGCTGGTCGATCACGTCGCTATCGCCGCACGCTGCCGCGCCAACCCTGGCCAGTGGCAGGAGGTCGGTGAGTACAACTCCACGGAGTCCGCTGACGGCCTGGTGCGGCGCATCCGCACCGCTTACGTCCCACCGTCGCGTGCACGAGGGGCCCGAACGGTGTCTCCCTACGCCCCGGCCGGAGCCTTCGAGGCCACCCGTGTGCTGACGGAGTTCGGCGCCCGCGTGGAGGTCCGCTACGTGGGCTCGGACGACGAGGCCTGGAACGACGCGGTGGCCTCGTTGCCGGCCGCACCGACGACCCGCCGTGAGTACCTCCTCGCCGCTGTGGAGGCACACGGCGGCGAGGTCACCACCCAGGTCGCCGAGGAACTGATGACGGGCTCGCCGTGGCCCACCGCCGGCCGGAACACCCTCCGCAAGGACCTCCGTGGTCTGGCCCGCGACGGTCGGCTCACCGCGCAGGACCGTCCCCAGGACGGCCGCCGCGCCTACCGCTCCCCGGCCCTCGTGAAGGAGACGACCCGATGATCTCGAAGTTGGCCATGCTGGCGAAGAGGACGATCGAGGCCGCCTGGCTGAACGGGTCGTCGTACGACCTGGCGACGCAGGCCGCCGAGGCGCTGGAGTCCGCGCAGCTCCTCCAGTCGCCCGAGACGGCCGCCGAACTGGCGGCGCTGCGGGAGCGGCTCACGGCCGCGCCCGCAGCACTGCCGGCGGAGCAGCGTGCCGCCATCGCCGAGCTGGTCGGCGACGCGAAGCCCGCGACCGACCGCCTGCTGGAGCAGCTCGCAGAGTCCGTTCGTGACCGGCGAGAGCACAAGCACCCGACGTGGGAGGACCTGTTCTGCCTGAACCTCGTCTCGTGGGCGGGTGAGCGGATGGGACCGGTGCTGCGTCGCCTGCTGGACGCCGAGGCCCGGGTCGCCGAGCTGGAGGCGCAGGCAGGGACGAACTACTCCGCGAGGTGGGACTCGGTCCCTCTGGGTCAGTACACGAACCAGGCTGCGGCCCGGGAGCACTGCGAGGACCACGCTTGCCGGGACCTGCCCACCGCGACCTTCGACTGGATCGAGGACGAGGAGGACGGCGTCGCCGAACTCGTCGCCACGGTCAACGGGAGCGAGGGCCCGACCGGCTACACCGTAACCACCCTGGAGATCGCCTCCAAGTACGACCCGGAGGCGGACGAGTGAGCGCCTACAGCCGCGCCTTCCAGGCGCTCACCAGCGGCCGCGCCATGCGGCCTGACGAGGCCGCGGAGGCCCTCGCCGCCCTCCGCAAGGAGTACGGCGACGAGCTCGCGGACGCCCTCGGCCAGCACGCCACCGAGCACTACCGGCCGAAGCCCACGGATACCAAGGCCGACGACCGCCGCAAGCGCCGCGCGTACGGAGCCGTGATGCGCGCCGCCAACTTCGCCCGCGAGATCGCCGCCTCTCCCTTCCGAGCCACCATTCCGCCGCAGGGCGACACCACCAACCGGAGCACGTCATGACGACCTTCACCTTCGCCCCGGCGACCCGCGAGACCGCCCGGGCCCGCATCGGCGTTCAGGGCCCCGCCGGGTCCGGCAAGACCAAGACCGCCCTCCGCCTGGCGGAGGGCCTCGCCCAGGGCGGCCTCATCGGCGTCGTCGACACCGAGCGCGGCTCCGCCCTCAAGTACGCCCCCGTCCCGGGCCGTCCGGACATCGAGGCGCACGAGTTCGCGCACCTGCCGATGGCGTTCTGCTCCCCGGAGAACCTCATCGCCGCTGTCCGCGCCGCCGAAGAGGGACGGGTCGCCGTCCTCATCATCGACTCCTGGTCCCACTTCTGGGCGGGCAAGGGCGGACTCCTCGCCCGCGTCGAGGAGGAGGGCAAGAAGATCAACGGCGGCAAGTTCTCCGCCTGGGACCCGGTCAACAAGCTGGAGCAGGACATGCTCGACGCCCTGCTCGGCTTCCCCGGCCACGTCATCGTCACCATGCGGACGAAGACCGACTACGAGCTGAACAACGGCAAGGTCAAGAAGCTGGGCGTCAAGACGGTTCAGCGTGAGGGCGCCGAGTACGAGGTCGACGTCGTACTCGACATGATCGAGGGCACCGGCACCGTCACCAAGACCCGGTACACGCCTCTGGACGGCGCGTGCGTCCACCACCCCGGCCCGGAGTTCGCCGAGGCGATCCTGGAGCAGCTCGGCCAGGGCGTGGACCCGGTCCAGGTCATCGTGGACGAACTGGTCGCCGACAGCCTGACGTATGACCGGGCGCTGGAGCTGCACGGCCAGGCCAAGGCCCGGAACCTGCTCGGCGTCGACCTTCTGCACCCGAAGTCGGGGGAGCCCGCGAAGCTCGGGGACCTGATCCGGGAGTACGGGCAGGCCGTCAAGCCCGTCGCGACGGGCGTCACGAACGCCCCGTCGACCCCGTCGGTGCCGCCCGCCGGGCAGGACCAGGGCACCCCGCCGGCCACCCGGTCCGGCACCGAGCAGGACCAGGGCCCGACGCCCGTCACGGCCCCGCAGATGCGGATGATGCACGCGCTGTTCAACAAGCTGGACGTGAAGGGCCGCGACGACCGGCTCCGCGCGACCTCGCTGATCGTCGGTCGCTCGGTTGGCAGCGCGAACGAGCTCCTCCTGGACGAGGCGAAGACCCTCCTCGACACCCTCACGAACTACAGCGAGCGGGAGAACCCAGCGGACGAGTTCGCCGCGATGGTCCAGGGCCTGGAGGACGAAGACCTTTACTCCCGGGACGACGCCACCGACCACGCCGCCTGATTCACCACTGACCGCGGGCCCGCCCCGACTTCCCCCATGCGGGGCGGGCCCGCACCCCAGAAAGGAGGTGCACCACAGTGGTGAACCCCACCATCGAGCAGGCCGAAGCGGTCGACGCGTACGGTGACGGGCTGGACCTGGTCCTCCAGGCCGGCGCGGGCTGCGGCAAGTCCTCGACGCTCAAGATGATTGCCCGTTCCGACCGACGACGCCGGATGACGTACGTCGCCTACAACGCGTCCATCGCGGCCGACGCCCGCCGCAGCTTCCCGTCCAACTGCATGGCCAAGACCGGTCACGGCCTCGCCTTCGACCCGAAGTACGGCGCCCGCCTCAAGCGGCCCCGCCAGACCGCCCACCAGGCCGCGCAGGCCCTCGATGTCCGCTCGATCCTCGGCATCATCGGCGCCACACCCTCGATCCGCACGGACCTCGGCCACCAGAAGGCCATGACGTCCAAGATCATCATGCGGATGGCGTTGGACACCGTCACCCGCTTCTGCCACAGCGCCGACGACGAGATCACCGCCCGGCACATCCCGCACTACGACGGCCTGACCAAGAAGCAGGCCCGCGCCGAGCTGGAGAAGCTCGTCGAACCCGTCGCCCGGGCCGCATGGGAGGACCTGAAGCAAGACGACTCCGTCCTCAACCTCAACCACGACCACTACCTGAAGATGTGGGCCCTCTCCCGGCCGACCATCCCGACGGACGTGGTCCTCCTCGACGAGGCACAGGACACCAACGACGTCCTCTCCGCCGTGCTCCTGGCCCAGGAGCACGCGCAGCGCATCGCCGTCGGCGACTCCGCCCAGCAGATCTACGGCTGGCGCGGCGCCAACGACGCCCTGCAGAAGTTCATCCGCGAACTCGGCTGCCCGGAACTCACCCTGTCGCAGAGCTTCCGGTTCGGCCCGGCCATCGCCGCCCGCGCCAACATCTGGCTCCGCCTCATCAACGCCCCCCTCCGCCTCACCGGCTGGGAGGCCGCCGAGTCCACCGTCGGCCCGCTCGACTCCCCGGACGCCATCCTGTGCCGCACGAACGCGGGCGCCATGGGCATCGTCATGGAGGGCTTGGCCGCCGGCCGCAAGGTCGCCCTCGTCGGCGGCGGCGGGGACATCAAGAACCTGGCCTGGGCCGCCGAGGCGCTCCAGGGTGGACGCCCCACCGACCACCCCGAGCTGTGTGGCTTCGCGTCGTGGCACGACGTGCGCCAGTACGCGGCTGAGGAGGACGGCTCCCTTGAGGTCCTGGTGAAGCTCATCGATGAGCACGGCCCGGACCGGATCGTGGCGGCCGCCGACGGGCTGTGCTCGGAGGCCCAGGCCGAGCTGGTGGTGTCGACCGCGCACCGGTCGAAGGGCCGCGAGTGGCCGGCAGTCCGGATCCACGCGGACTTCCGGGCGCCCAAGCCGGATGAGGACACCGGCCTGGTAGTCCTGCCGCGCGAGGAGGCTCGCCTGGCCTACGTCGCGGTGACCCGGGCGCGCGAGCAGCTCGACGACACCGCTCTGGCTTGGGTGCGCGACGTGACGGCGGTGAGCGAATGAAGCCCACCGACACCGTTGTCCCCGGCACCCACGCCGGCCGGGCCCGGGAGTGGATCTCGGTGACCACGGTCGCCGTCCCCACGGTGTGGCTGGCGACCGCCGACGGCCTGGTCCTGCTCGACCTCCTCGCCATCGAGCTGACGGTCAACGGCTGCCGCACGGGCGACTGGATGCTCACCGGGCCCGAGGCGGCCTACGCAGCGGACGTCCTGCTCAGGCTCCGCACGGACCGCATGCGGATCGCGCAGCTGATCGGACGCGACTACCGGACTCTCCGCAACTGGTTCCCTACGGACGACACGCCCCTGGCCGAGGCCCTTCCGCGAATCGGGAAGCGGTCCGCGCTCCAGATCGAGGCTGAGTCAGCCCGGCCGGCCGCGCCCTGCGGCTCGTACTACGGCGCCCAGCGGCACAAGCGCCGCAAGGAGCCGTTGTGCGGGCCGTGTCGGTGGGCCAAGAACGCGGCGAATCGGCACTACCGACGGCACGGCACCTACGTAGGCGCCCCGGAGTACACCGGGGCGGCCTCGTGACGCCCGTCAGCGACGCCAGTCGCGTTTCCACCACCAGCACGAATCCCCTTCCGCACGGAGGCCCCGTCATGACTCGAGAGTGGGAGTTGAGAGCCGCCTGTAAAGGCGTGGACCCGGAGGTCTTCTTCAAGCCGCAGGCGATTGGCCTGGCCCGGCAGACCTGCGACGGGTGCCCGGTGCGGATGGAGTGCCTGGAAGCGACCCTCGTCCGTGAGGCCGGGGTGGCGAAGGAGTTCCGTACGGGCCTGGTCGCCGGCCTGACGGGCAAGCAGCGCTGGAAGATCACCCAGCAGCGCAAGGCCGCCGCCAAGGCGAGCGAGAAGCCGCCGGTGAAGAAGCCCCAGCCGAAGAAGAGCACCCGTCGGTGGAACGTCGCGCCATGCGGGACCCGGGCCGCGTACCAGCGGCACGTGCGCAAGAAGGAACCCATCGACGCCGCCTGCCGGGAGGCGAACGCCGCGGGCAAGCGCGAGCACGCGCGGACGGGGTCCACGCAGGTCCCGGAATCCCAATGAGCACCGGTGGCCTGGCGGATGAGTACGGCCGCCGGGCCACCGGCCAACACCACCCCTAGGAGACAGCACGTGGGCAGCCGCCTGTACGTCGAGGTGCTCGACTACGCACCGACGACGCTGACGCACCGCGAGAAGCTTGCGCTCTCGGTGCTGGCGGACGATGCCCGGGACTCCACACGGATCACGTGGTCCTCGGTGGAGTCCGAGAAGACCCTCCGCCGCGCGCAGGTATCGCGCCCCCAGATGTACGAAGTGATCAAGGCGCTGGTGAAGAAGGGCGTCCTCGAGAAGGTCACGGCCGGCCAGAAGAACGGCACAGCGAAGTACCGGATCCTACCGCTTCAGTGTCCGGAACTCCCGGACACTGACGACGACACCCAGAGTCCGGATTCTGCGGACACTGACGACTCTCAGCGTCCGGGAACTCCGGACCCTGGACCCGAACTTGAGGGTCCGGGATTCCCGGACCCTGACCCGGCTCAGCATCCGGAAACTCCGGACACTGACCCAGAACCCCAGTGTCCGGAGAACCCGGACACTGACGAGTCTCAGTGTCCGGAAACACCGGACGTCAGTGTCCGGGAATCCCGGACACCTACTCTCTCTCCTCTCTCTACAAGACCTCTCTCGTTCGGGGACTCGCCGTCGTCGACCGAAGGTCACGACTACGCGCAAGACGAAGTCCTCGAGGGCGAGCCCGTCGACGACGCCGAGGCGCCGATCACCGCACAAACCATCGTGAGCGAGTGGCTGGAGCGGTGCACCACACGGCCGCCCTCCCGAGTCATCGGCCAGCTCTCCAAGGAAATCCGGATCCTCCTCGATGAGGACCGCATCCACCCCGACTGGATCCGCCGCGGCATCGCCCTGTGGATGGCCAAGGGCCTCCACCCCTCGACGCTCGCCAGCGTCGTCAACGAGGCCATGAACGCCACCGCCGCACCCGCGAGCGCTCACCCCGGCCAGCAGCCCGCCGGCGGAACCGTCTTCGACCGCGCCCGCGCCCGCGTCGCTGCCCGCACCGCAGCACGCCAGGAAGGAGCAGCACCGTGACCGAAGAAGAAGCCGTCCAGATCGCCGAGTACGTCGCCGCCGCCTGCCCCGCGCAGAAGTTCGGCGAGTTCACCCCCGACGTCTGGGGCGAGATCCTCGCGCCGTACGCCGTCGACGAGGCCCGCGCGGCCGTCATCGCGGTCGCCCGCCGCCAGCCGTTCATCTCCCCGGCCGAGATCGTCGCCGAGGTCAAGGCCCGTCGCGCCGAGCGCATCGAGCTGGCGAACATCGTCTACGACGGCAACCCGCTGGAGACCGGCGCCGAGTCCGCCGCAGCGATCCGGGAGATCATCCGAGCCGCTGGAGACGGCCTCACAGGCCCCAGCAGCATCCGGGCGTCCCTCGGGGCCAGTGATCGCCTCGCGCTGCCGTCAGGCGCCGATCACGGCCCGTACGCAGGTCGCGCAGCTGCCGCCCGCGCCGCCATCGGCAAGATGCCCGCCGACCGCGACCCCACCGTCGACCCCCGCGGCCGAGCCTGCCGCCGCTGCGAAGCCGCCCCCGGCAGCAGCTGCACCGCGCGCGGCCGCCGCCTCCAGGACGTCCACCCCATCCGCCTGGAAGACACCCGGCGTACGGCCGCCGGCCTGCCACTCCTCGACCTGGACGCCGACGAGGCCCGCATCAAGGCCGCTGCCGCCGCCGCTCTCGCCCGCAACCACGACCAGGAGCAGGAGGCCGAAGCGTCATGAGCCATCCGCCCCGCCGACGGCCGCCCTACCGGTTCCCTCAGATGGCCGTGCAGTGCCGCTGGTGCCGTGCCCATGTCGGCGAGCTGTGCACCAACCACCGCGGCACCACGGCCCGCCGCGCAGACACCCACGACACCCGCCTCCTCGACTGGGACAGGGTCATGTCAACCCGGTGCCCCGAGCGGATCTGCCAAGCCATCCCCCACCAGCCCTGCACCCTCACCCCCGACCTCCACACCGCCCGCATCACCGCGGCCCTCACCCCCACCACCACGCCATGAAGCAACTCGCCCCGTGCCGAGACTGCCGCCGCCCCGTCCTCTGGACCACCACCGAAGCCGGAAAGCGCCTCGCCGTCGACCCCGAACCCAACCCGGCCGGGAACGCAGCCGTCTGGCGCGACGGAACCAGCGCCGTACGGTCCCGCCGGCCCTCAGTCGAGCTCCCCCTGAACGGCTGGGAGCGCCTGTACATGCCGCACGTCGCCACCTGCCCCACCCACGCCCAGCAGCTCGCCCTCCCGGCCAGCGTGACCAGCCTCGCTGCCCATCGTCGAAAGAGACGACCCCGATGAAGTGCCGCTACTGCCCCCGCACCCTCCGGACGAAGGAGTCCCGCGCCCGCGGATACGGCCTGGTGTGCGGCCGGAAGCTCGGCCTCATCCCCCCGCCGGCACCACGCCGCCGCCAGCCGCCCGCGCCCGTGACGGCCGTCACGACGCCCGGCATCCACCCCGACCAGACCAGCCTCCCCATCCAGCCGACCCTCCCTCAGGAGTGACCGTGCACTACGACGGCCACCACACCGCCCCCAAAAACTCCGGCAGACGAAGCGCCGCCCTCGAAGCCGCCCAGCGCCTGGTCGCGCTCGGCCACCACGTCCACTACGTCGCCAGCAACGAAAACCGCTGCCTCAGCGGCCACTGCCCCACGGAGAACCGATGACCGGACCCGAGCACTACCGCGCAGCCGAACGCCTCCTCTCCGAAGCCAGCTTCGAGAGCATCACCGGCAACCCCGTGACCCGCGACGGGCACCCCAGAACCCCCGAGGCCAAGGCCGCCCTGATCGCGCAAGCCCACGTCCACGCTCAGCTCGCCGCCGTCGCAGCCCGCGTCTCCGTCCAGCCCCTGGCGGGCGACCCCGACAGCCGCGGATTCGGCGAGGAGGACTGGGACGAGTGGCAAGAGGCCTTCCACTCGACCCGCAAGCCCAGCACCACCGACAAGGAGAACTGACCGCATGTCTCTGCCCACCATGACCGGCGTCGGCCGACTCACCGCCGACCCCGAGATGTCCTTCACCCAGTCCGGCAAAGCCGTGGCGAACGTCTCGCTCGCCTTCAACAGTCGCCGCCTCAACGCCCAGACCCAGCAATGGGAAGACGGAGACGTCTTCTTCATCCGTGGCTCCGTCTGGGAGCGCCTCGCCGAGAACGTCGTCGAGACCCTCGCCAAGGGCATGGAGGTGATGGTCACCGGCGAAATCCGCACCCGGTCCTGGGAGAAGGACGGCCAGAAACACGAGCGACCGGACCTGTTCATCCGCTCCATCGCGCCGAACCTCGCCTTCGCCGTTGCTCAGGTCTCCAAGGACGCTGCGAGCCAGCAGAACGGCCAAGGCGGCCAGCGCCCCGCCCAGGGACAGCAGCGCCCCCAGGGGCAGACCCAGGGCCGCTCGGGACCGCCCCCGCAGGACGACCCCTGGGCCGTCGACAAGGCCAAGGGCTACAGCGACGAACCCCCGTTCTGATGCGCACCATCACCGTCGCGCTCCTCGCCGCAGCACTCCTCACCGGATGCAGCGACACGGACCGCCTGCCGACCCCGGCGCCGCAAGCGCCACCGGCCCTGCCGTCCGAACGGAGCTGACATGGCCGTCGTTGTACGCCTGACGGGCCCTGCCGACGTCGCCGAGATCGTCGAAGCGCTCGTCGCGGCCGCCGAAGCCAAGGAAACCGACGCCCCCGAACTCGCACTCCGCTGGCGCTGGCTCGCCAACGACATCGGCGACGCCCTCGACCAACTGCCCGCCCCAACAACCGCCGAGGACGACCAGTGACCGACCAGCCGTACACCGATGACGACCTCCGCGCCGAGGCCGTCAAGTACACCAGCGACGAATGGGACTCCCTCGCCATCAGCGAGGACCTGAGCGAACGGGACCCCTGGCGCAGCCTCGGCCCCGACCAGTTCAAGATCGCATGCGGCAAGGTCGTCGACCTGGCCACCGAGGCCCTGGACCTCTCCACCTGGGCCGTGAACCTCGGCGCTGACGGACTCCAAGCCACCGACCACACCGTCCAGCTCGGCGTTGACCCCGGCGACGGAGACCGCCCCCGCGTCCGCCTGCACTTCGCCTTCCACCCCGACATGCCCGACGCCGACCGCGACCACTTCGTCATGGCGCTGTCCAAGGTCGTGCTCCGCAACCTCTGAATCCAACCGTCAGCACCACCCGGACAAGGGGCCCCACGCAGGGACCCGCCTCGGACACCACACCGGAGGCACCCCATGTCCATGCCACGCTGGCTCCGAAGGAACCAGGAACCGGAACCGGTTCGCCCCCAGTTCCCGCGTCACGCGCGCGGTACAGACGGAGACGTCACGCCGATCGGTGACCCGGTCGCGATCCTGTCGCGGGCCCTGACCGACGCACAGGAGGAAGCCGCGCGGTGGAAGCGCCACGCGGACACCTACGACACCGAGCGCGCCGAGGCCACGGCGCTGAGCCACCAGTACTGCGACGACGTCGAGCGCATCACCAAGGAGCGTGACGGCGCGTACCGCGAGCGCGCGCAACTCCTCGCCTGGCTCACCGCGCTGCACCCGTCATCGGCCGTCATCACCCCAGCCTCCGACATCGACGAGGACGGCTGGCACCTGCTGTACCTCGTGGCCGGCGGCTGGCAGATGTCCTGGCACATCGCCCCGCGCGACGTCCCCCTGTTCCAGCACGTGGAGCTGGTGGAGACGGCGGACCCGCGTGCGCGCTGGGACGGGCACGGTACGGAGCAGAAGTACCAGCGGATCCGGCAGCACGTCCGGCTCCTGGCACTCGAGGACGCCCCGGTGACGGGCGTCATGACGGAGCTGGAGGCGCACAGTGCCTGAGCCCCGCCTCTTCCACCTCCAGCGCGACCACGACGTCTCCGGCGTGTCCGGCACCGGCCGCGTAGCCGACGGCGTGCTCTGGCCCGACGGCACCGTGGCCATCCGCTGGCGCGGCGGCCGTCCGTCGACCGTGCACTGGGACCGCCTGGTCGACGCCGAGCACGTCCACGGCCACCAAGGCGCCACCCGGATCGTCTGGGCCGACGAACGGCCCACGCCCGATCACGACGCCGTCCTCGTCGACCAGCACGGCCAGCTCTGGGGCGAATACCAGACCAGCCCGCCCTCCCACGGCGACGCGATCCTCCGCCTCGTCTGGGAGGTCGCCGAGTGCAGCTCCAAGCGGGAGCTCGAAGACCGGGGCGTCGAGTTCCGCCTCATCGGCTGGAGCAAGTAGCCGCAGTGGCCGGCCGCCCGCGCTCGAACCGCGGGCGGCCGCTTCCCAGATCACACCACACCACCGGGAGCAGAAACCCGTGACCAACATCGCCTTCGTGGACTGCGAAACCACCCACCTCGACGCCGAGATCGGCGAGGCCTGGGAGGTCGCCATCATCCTGCGCGAGCAGGACGGCCAGGAGCACACCGACACCGAGTACTGCTGGCAGATCCGCCCGGACCTGATCAGCTTCGACCCCGAAGCGCTGCGCATCGGCCGGTTCGAGGAGCGCTTCGCGGTCCCGCCGCACGCCGAGGCCGCCTTCACCGCCCACGAGAGCGGGCACGTCACGCCCATGACCCGACGCGAGGCCATCCTCGCCATCACGAACGTCCTCTCCGGCGCCGTGCTCGTCGGCTCCAACCCCGGCTTCGACGAACGGCACCTGCGCAAGCTCCTCGGCCCCGGCGCCGCCCAGTGGCACTACCGGCCCTACGACATCGTCCAGCTCGCCGCCGCGAAGCTCGGCGTGTACGCGGCCGGCCCGCTCCCGTGGCGGTCGCACGCCCTGTCCCGCGCGGTCGGTGTCGAGCCGCCGAGCGAGGAGGCCGCGCACACCGCGCTGGGGGATGCACGGTGGGCCCGGGATGTGTTCGACGCCGTCATGACGGTCCCGGAGAAGTTCCCGCTGTCGTGGGAAGGCCGCGCGAAGCACGCCATCGGTCTGTACACCCGGACCGTCATCGAGCTCGAGGACGCACGCCGCGACCTCCGCAGGGCCCAGGCCGAACTTGCCGAGGAGAAGGCCAGCCACGACCCGCGCCTCCGCTGCCTCCTCATCAAGGCCGCGCCCGACCGCGATCAGTACGTCGGCTGGTCCACCTCCTGCGACATGCCAGCCGGAGTGTGGTCCCGCGAGACGGCATTGGAGTACGGCTTCCCCGCCTCCCGCCTGGACCGCGCCGACCGCACCGGCACCTCCTCCCACATCGGCGACGGCGCCTGGGACGACAAGGGGTTCATCGCCGAGCAGCGCGGTTGGCTCCGCCGCGACCTCATGGGCGACTACGCCGTCGAGTACCTCCTCGGCGACCGGGAGGCGGCGTACGCACTGCTGGAGCCGCTCGACAGCGGCCCCGCCGATGACCCGTCACAGCCCGTCAGCGTAGGCGAGACGCCGTGCACCTGCACCGTCGGCGAGGCCTGCGCCCAGTGCCCCGACGAGCAGCCGGCCGAGGCATGCGGGAAGTGCAAGACGCCCTTCGACCCGGTCGACACCCGCTTCGACGGCGCCGCCCGCTACGCCCAGACGCCCTACTGCGGTCGCTGCGTCGACGCCTGCCACGACACCGAGATCGCGGATCACCGGTGCGTGATCTGCCAGTGAGCAGCAGCACGGCCGCCCCTGAGCGGATCAGAGGCGGCCGCGGTCCCGACCATCTCACAACCACCAGGAGCCACACCATGAGCCACCGGCCGACCGGGCCCGCATGCGGCAACAACCCGCACCACCCGCTGACCGACGGCGACCGCCAGGCCGTCGCCGACTTCAAGGCGTACCTCGCCGACCGGGCCGCTCTACGCGACCGCATCGCCGAGGCGCTACTCGATCACCTGTCGCGCACCGCAGACATTCGCACCGGCCGGAACGGTGACCTCGCGTTCATGCCGGAGGTCACCGACGCCGAGCGGATGCGTATCGCCGACGCGGTGCTGGCCGTGCTGCCGCCGCCCGTGTCCCGGGCCGACGTCCTCCGCGAAGCCGCGGACATCGTCGGCAACGACGACACCTGCGACTGCGGCGGCTGCGACTCGTGCGTACCGAACGCGCGCGCCGCCGAGCTGCGCCGCATGGCCGACGAGGCCCAGCCCGCGCCGAAGCCCCTCCTCACCCTGGCCACGCCCTGCGCGGTCTGCACCCACCCGTACAACTGGCACCAGGGCGGCGTTTGCCAGGCCGGCGCCGAGACGAACCGCTGCGGCTGCATCGCCTTCGCCCCGGCAGAGCAGCAGGACGGGGCGCAGCGATGAGCGCGTCGCAACTCGCCCTCCACATCACCGGGACGCCACCTGCACCCGAGAAATGGGGAGTCGTCGTCGACGAGGCCCGGCTCTACAGCATCGGCGGCAGCCCCACCGAGTGGTGGACCGCCAGTGCCGCACAGTTCCACCGCACCGGACGCCTCCGACACCTCACCACGCTCATCATCGGCGGCAGCGTCGAGATCGGCCCCTTCGACCGCGAGGACGCCGACTTCGCCCGAGACCACCTGATCGCCAACGGGGTGCGCCCGGAGTTGGCGACCATCCGGCGCTGGACCGAGCAGCCGCACCTTTCGGGCTGCCGCAAGACCGCGCCGTGCCGCCTGTGCACGCCGACCGCCGCCGGGGCGCAGCAGGAAGGGGCCCGGTCGTGATCGCCGAAGCCATCGACACCGTCATCACCCTCGGCTGGGCCCTGTTGGGCTGGATCATCGTCCTCGCCATCGTCGGGACCATCGTCATCTTCACCGCGCTCGCCACCGGCGCCTACGCCGGACGCGGCCTGTGGCGCGCGGCCGGCCGACCCGCCTGGGCCCGCAGCCGACTTCGGGCACGTCTCGCTGCCCGCCGGGCCCGGCGCGACTACGAGGAAGCCGCGTGATCGGCCACATCCTCGGCGGCGCCATCGCCGGCGCCTGCCTCATCTCCGCTGCCCTGCTCGGCCTCGGCCGGGCAGGGCGCGCCCTCCGCAACCTCACCCGAAGGAACAGCCAGTGACACACCGAACCGACGCCGAGGGCAGCATCCACGCAGCCCGCGACACGCTCGCCGAGCTCGAAGGCCGACGCACTCCCACCGACATCACCATCGCCAACGCCGCCCGGGCCCAGGCCATCGCAACCGCCGCCGTGGCGCAGGCGCTCCTCGCGATCAACGACACCCTGGCGGCCACGCAAGCGAACGGCAGCCAGTCGTGATCGCCGACGCCTACGCCCCCGCCGTCCTCGCCTTCACCTTCGGCATCACCGTGGGCTGGTGCTGGGGCCACGCCACCGCCCGCATCCGCCACGTCCCCATCGGCGCCACCCAGGCCCAGGACGACGCCGTGCTGTGGGCCCACGACCGGGCCCGGGCCGAGGACCTCCTGGCCCAGCTCGGCGACACCGACGTCGACAGCGACGACGGCGAGTCCCCCTTCGGCTGGCGTGAGCTGCCGGAGCCCAACCGCGAATCCCGGCGCGCGGCCGCGCGCGCAGCACGGAGGACGAAGTGACCGAGCCTCAGCCCGACTTCAGTAGCCCCATCGCAGGCCGCGTCGAGGTCCGTACGCCGTGCCCACATTGCCCACCACCCGCGATGATCCCGCGCACCCTGCTGGGCAAGCACCTGCGCGACATCCACGGTGACCCCGCCAACTCCCCGCTGCGCGACCTGATCGCCGCCGCCATCTACGAGCACAACCAGCCGCTTTGCCGTTGGACCGACGCCACCCAGCACAACCGGGACGACTACCGAGCCCAGGCCGACGCGGTCCTGGCCGTCATCCTCCCCAGTGCCCGCATCACCGCCACCCTCGCCCGCATGTCCGAAGCCGACGTCCAGCGCGTCATCGACCTGTACGAGCGGTGGGTGAAGGCCGGACCGCCGCCGCTCGGCACGTCCATGTCCCGCTGGTGGGACGAGCGCCTGGTCGAGCTACGCGCCGCGATCCACCCGCCCGAGACCGACGACGCAACCACTCCGACCACGTCGCTCATCCCGCAGGACCGCGCACTGGAACGCGTCGAGGCCCTCGCCTACCGATGGGAGACCGCCCTCCCCGCCGACCTGCCGTACGCCCGCAGCCTCCGCGCCGCCCTCGCAGGCCCCTCGGAGCCGTCATGACGGCCCGTCTGGAGGTCCTTGGCGACGACGGCGAGTGGCACGAGGTGCCCGGCGTTGCCTCCGTCGAGCTGCACGCCGAGGAGCCCGACCCCCGGCCCGGACCGGAGCCGCTCCCCACGGCCCAGCTGATCGAGGGCTTCATGGAGTGGGGCCGGCAGGCTGCGCGGCAGTACGCGCGGGTGGCCGACGAGATCATGCGCACGGTCAACGGAGCAGTCGCCGCGGCAGAGACGTACGAGCGGGCACGAAGGGCTTGCTCCGACCGGCCTGCCTGGCAGTCCCCCTACGGACCGCCGAGGAGGCGCTGACTATGAGCGACAACACCGTGGCCGCGATCGTCATCATCTGCGTCACCGCGATCATCATCGCCCGCATCTGGGCCTCCACGAAACGCAAGTTCCCGCGCTGAGCAACGACGAAGGGCGCGCCCACGAACTCCCCAGCTCCACGGCACGCCCCTCAGGTGGAGATCAGCCTACGCCCCACCAAGCACACGGAGCGCACGATGACCACCACCCTCACCCCGCCGCCCGTCTGCGGAGCCTGCAACCACCACCGCGACGACCACGACACCCGCAAGGGCCACTGCACGACCTGCGCGGCCGACTGTGCGTACCGGCCGCCCCGCGCCCTCGCCTGCGGCCACTGCTTCGAGGAGCGCGGCCAGGAAGTCCACCCCCACCCCCAGTGCCCCGTCGGCCACCTGGAGACCGTCATCGACCGCTGGCCCGCCCTGCAGGAACGCGCCGGCACCCGCCCCGCCACCAGCTGGCCCCCCGCCATGGGCATCACGCGCCTCATGTCAGACGAGGAGCGCCAGGAGCTCGCCGAGGAACGCGCCGACACCAACCCCGACGCGCCCGGGCCACGGCCAGCGCCCGTCGACGTCGGCGTCCTGGACGTCATGACGACCGTCGAGACTGGACTCGTCACGGCCGCGGACTGGCTCGCCTCCCGCATCCAGCGCGAACCGGTCACGGCCCCGGCCGGGAAGGGCTGGGGCGACGAGGCGCACAAGGCTGCCGTGCTCCTGGCCGCGAAGGACGCCGCGGACCCGGGCCGGTGGCGGTTCACCGGGCAGCGCACCGCTCCGACGGCCGCGGCCTGGCTCGCCGCCCGCCTCGCTGCCCGACCCGGCCCCTGCCGGCCGCTCGACGACGGCGAGCGCGGAGCCATCGTCGAGGTCGCCCGCATGGCCAGCGAACTCGTGGGCCGCTCCCTTGGCGACGCGCGCCGAGTGGAGGACGTGCCGCACCCGTGCCCGCAGCCGTGCGGCGGTCAGCTGGTCGTCGAAGGCGGAGATGGGGCACCGCCCGTCGTGCGCTGCACAAGCCCAGGATGTGGTCGCACATGGACGGAGTCGGAGGCGTCGAGTGACGCCGCATGACGGGGCCCCACAGCAACAGCGGTGCGACGTCCCCGTGCCCGATCACTCCTCGGACGGCGCGCGTCTGTACCCCTGCGGCTGGCGCTGCGACACGCACGCGCCACGCCCGCGTGACGCCCGTCAGCCCGGCCCGTCGTTGAACCCGTAGCACCACCCGCGCACCACGCGGTACCGTCATGGACGGCAGATGCCCCCCGTAGGGCGTCACCCTCCACAAACAGTGCGAGCCCCGGCAAGGAGACTCCAACTCCCGCCAGGGCTCTGACCACAGGAGAGTGACCTCCTATGGCTGAGCTGCACCCTAGTGCGCCCATCGCCACCTACGACACCCCGACCCCCCGATGGGTCTCCCTCCTCACCGACTTCGGCCGACCCGTCGTCGCCGCCTGGGTCATGATCATGTGCGCCCCCGGGGAACACCACCTCGGCAAGCTCGCCGGATGGAACGACACCCTCGCCTGGGGCATGGCCGGAGTCCTCGCCGCCTACGCCGGTATCGCGGCCGCCGTCGCCACCAAGCGCCCCAAGGGAGCCCCCGGCAAGTTCTCCGCCGTCGCCGGCGCATGGCTCTCCCTCGCCGCGGCCATGTCCGCGCAGCCCGTCAGCCACATGTTCGTGACCGGGCACTGGATCGCTGAGCCGCGCCCGCCCGTGTGGCTGGTCGTCACCGTCTCCTGCATCCCGCCGCTGGTGCTCGGACACCTTCTGCACCTCGCCGCGACGCCCGTGCGGGTGAAGGCCGTGACGCCCGTCGCCACCCAGGAGCAGCAGGAGACGGCCCCCGTCACGCCGTCGCCCACGCCCGTCGAGCCGCCCGCGGCCGCGCCCCGGCACCCGGTCGTGCCCGCAGGGGCGCAGCTCCTGCCGATCACCACCAGGCCCGTCGCCCAGGCCCCGACCCCGCCGCACCTCAGCGCGCCGATCAAGTACGACGACCCGCGGTGTGAAGCGATCCGCCCGCTGTACGACACCGGCCTCCGCCCCGGCACCAAGGCCATGCGCGCCGCGATCATCGCCGCCGGATTCGCCGACTGCTCCGACGGCATCATCCGCGGCACCCTGCGCGCCGAGATCGAGCGCCACGAGCCGCACCTCGCGCAGCTCCCGCCCGCGCCCGTCGCCTTCAGCGCCTGACCCGCACCATGTCCGCCGTGCTGTTCGGCGTGTTCTGTGCTGCGTGCGCGCTGCTCGCGCTCGCCGGTCTGGCCCTCGTGGTCCCTCGCGACGTCCCCAAGATCAGCGGGACGTGCGCCTTCGTCGTCACCCTCGCCGCGCTCGGCGTGGCCGTCCTCCGCTGAAGGACCCCATGAACTTCGTGACGTACGGCGGTGTCACCGTCGGTCTCATTCTCCTCTGCTACGAACTCACCCTCTGGTGGCCAGGCCTCAACGGCCTGAAGAAGGACCCCATCAGGCAGGCCGCCCGGCTCCTGCCGTTCCTCCTGTCGTGGGCGTACGGCTGCCTCACGACCCTGGGCATCGCTGGGCTGATCGGCACCGCGTCCAGCTCCGTCCTGGGCCTGTCCAACTGGCTCGGGGACGCCGCGCTGTTGTGGGGCGTCGGAGAGCAGCCCGGCCAGCTCGCTGCCCGTGAGACCTTCACCCCGCTGTCCGGGCCGGGGGCGTGCCTAGTGCTGATCCTCACCGCCGTGCTCATCGCCGCCGTGAAGAAGGCGGGCGACGAGACGCGCGGCGAGCTGAAGCGGGGCGTCTGGTGCGGGATCACCCTCGGCACCAGCGCGGGCGTGGCCGGTTTCGCTGCCGTCCCTCTCGCGCAGGCCGCGAACTGGATCGGCGATCACGTCTACGAGGCGGCCTGATGGGTGCGCCCGAGGAAACCGAGGAGCGCAGCACGGCGGCCGGCGGCTGCGTCCTGGTCGTGCTCGGTGGGGTGCCCCTCGCGGTGTGCTGGGCCGTGTCGGACGTGGCGGGTGTCCTCGCTGTGTGGGTGGTAGGCGTGGCCGCACTGTGGTGGTCCGCCCGCCGCCGAATGTCCGATTCGTCCGCCACTCCCCCACCGGAGGAGGGGCGCCCCTCCTGCCACGAATGTGCAGGTCACACGCTTATCCGCGTGACCCCTTCTCAGAGCCAGAAGGGGATGTTGATCTACACCACCGCACCTCCGGACCGGCCGAACCACACCCACGTGCACGTCGTCCACGACGTCGCCGAGACGAACGCATAGACCCCGGGGCGGCCCGCGCCTGCCAGCTACCGGCCGCCCCGGTCCCATCCCAACGAAGAGACAGGAGCGCCATCATGGCACTCGGATTCCCCAGACCGATCAAGAAGGACGACCCCCGGCTGCAGGGCCACGAGACGGACTACCAGGGGTCGCGCGGCGGCTGGCTCAAGCCCGCCAAGAAGACCACCCCCGCCAAACCGAAGAAGGGATGATGGCTGCATGAGCGAGCGTGTGAAGGTCAAGGTGCTGCTGCTGTTCGGCGACGACGCCGAGATCGTGGCCGACGTGCCGGCGGACGAACGCGATGAGCCTGCCCGCTACCCGGCGGCGGACGTCGCTGCGGCTGTCGGACTGGCCCCGGAGGAGTTGCCCGGGAGGACGCTGACGGCCGTTGTCGGGCCGGGTGATCGCCTGTCCGGTTGGCGTCTGGCCTAACGGCTGGTCACGGCCCTGGTCCGCGTCCTGGATCAGGGCCGTTCCCTTCCCCAGAAGTGTTGCCTTTCAGTGCACCACTGTGCCACAATAGACACGTAAGCGGGAACGGGCCGCCAACCCGGACCCACCACCCACAGGTCGAAAGGACCGACATGGCCGACGAACACGACAAGAGCATCGAGCAGCTGGCGATGGATCTCGCCGTCAGCTACGCCGAGATCGCCACCGCCCTGCGCCACCTGCCCATCCCGATCAGGCTCCCCGAGGGCCTGGTCCAGCCGAAGGAGGCTGTTGAGGGCATGATCCGCGCGCTGGAGCTCATGGACTCCGAGCCGGTCCCCGAGGGCGTGCGGCTGGACTTCCAGGTGGCTTGCACCTCCTGGCTCAACACGGAGGACCTCTTCCGCCTTGAGATCGTCAAGCCCAGGCCGTACCGGGTCGCCGGAGCGACGCTCTGCCTCCTGACCGCCTCCGAGGCGATCATCCAGGCGATGGAGTGGCTGGTCGAGAACCAGGAGTAACCGAACACAACGCCCCCGGCAGCCAGCCGGGGGCGACCCCATTACAAGATCAGAGATGACGTGACCGGCAGGCCCGAGCCGAAGCCCAGACACCCCGAAGGGTGCTCGCCAAAACCTGCCGGTCCCACCCAGCCGAAAGGCCGGTAACACCATGGTAAAACCCCCCGCCGAGGGCGAGACCCTCCGCGAGATCGCCGCCCGCCACGGCCGCGCCTACAACACCCTCCGCAACCAGTGGTCCCGGCACCCCGACTGGCCCGACCCCCTCCCCGAGAAGCGCGGCCGCTCGTACGTCTACGACCCCGCCGCCGTCGACCGCGTCATCGCCCAGCACTTCGCCCGCGAGGCCGCCAAGCTGGAGCCCCGCCGCCTCTACACCGCCCGCGAGATCGAGGCCCTGACGGGCGTCACGGCCGCGACGATCCGCGCCGACGTCACCCGGGGCCGGTGGCCGGCGCCCGACGACACGGCCCAGCGCGCCCATCGTTGGTACGGCGAGACCGTCACGACGGCCCTGACGGCCCGTCGCGGCTACCGACGTAGCGCGGAAGGATGAGCCGGTGACCGAGGAACTGGTGCAGTGGCTCGGCGAGCAGGAGGCCGGGTTGCAGGAGTTCGACGAGATGGACGTGGTCCGGTCCTCATTGATCGAGTGGCGTGGCAGCGGGCCTGACGTCTGGACGCACTAACCGGCCTGCCGCGTCGCTCAAGGGCCGAAGGGGGCAGGGCCGCTGCCCTGGATGCGCAACTCCGCGGAGTCAGCGTTGAAAGTGCCTGCGATGAAGACGCCTGAGCGTTCCTCTCCAATCCTCAGCGCAGTCGTGTCGTCTTCGTTGAAGATCGCCCAGGCTGCTCCCTCGTCCTCGGCAATGATCGTGCCGCTCCACTCCTTAAGGAAGCCATCCGTGGCGATTGCGAGATCAGCGGTCACGGGGTACTCGGTGCCACCAGCAATCGCCGTGGCGGGTCCCTGGTATGTCGTCATGGCGCAATGATGGCCGACGTACCTCGGTCGCGTCCTCCAGGCCGGGTGCAGGGGGCGGCGGGCCCGACCCGACGGGTGGACGCACTGAAGTGGCGTAGGACACACGCGGTGTGGGCCTTCGGCGCAGACGGCCGGCCCCGACCCGGGCCAGCATCCACGCATGACACCCGATGACGCTTTCGCCGACCTTCACCACAGGATCTGGCTGTCCGGCAACGTCTTCCCGTCCTGGGTGGTGCCGAGCGCCACGGGCCACCACGTCGCGCTCATCAGCCAGCGGCCATTCGACCCGGACCGTCTGGTGGTCGCTCTGGTGGTGCGGGCCGAGACTCTCACGCCGCTGGTGAACGCGGACCTCCTCCGGCTCGGCGAGCCTGAGGAGATCCCAGAGTTCGAGGGTCGAATGGGGTTTCGGTGGGAACCGGGCTTCGCGGGATGCAGGGTGATGATGCCCTAGGCGGTACGCCCGAGGTCTGGACGCACTGACGGGCGGGGCGTAGCGTCGTGCGTCACCGGGAGGGGGCACACCTTCCTGCCTCGGCCCCTCCGGCCCCGTACCCCTGGGCTGGAGGGGCCGCATGCTGCCCGGGCGGGGTGCGTAGTCCCGCGCCGTCCGGACGCTGCATCGGCTACCGGGCCGCCGCCCTCAGGATGCCACCGAAGCACCGCTCCCCGGCCGGGCAGCCACACGAAAGCGTCACAGAAGCGCCACAGCCGCAACACGTCACGATACGCAGCGAGATGATGCCCCCTCAGCAACCGCCAGGGGGAACCATGCGCATCCGCCACACAGCCTTCGCCGTAGCCATCGCTGCGCTCACGCTTACCGCCTGTTCCGGCACCGACACCGACGCGAAGCCGAAGGGGTCAGCGAGCAAGCCGGGACTCACTCAGCAGGAAAAGGACGAGCTACTGAAGGACGCCGGCATCCCCCCAGAGCCGACCGGCGCGGACCGTGCGGAACTGCTCAGCGCGCTCGCAGAGATCAACCCGGACATCGTGAAACACGAGGACAAGGCGATCGGCGCCGCACAGAACCAGTGCGGCGCGATCAACCGTGACGGCTCGCGCCTGGACCACTGGGCCGCCGAGCGGTTCACCTACCGGGACGTCACGACGACGGAAGCTCAGGGAAAGCGGATTAACCAGACCCTCCGGAGGCTCGGCTTCTGCAAGGTGTGACGTAGTTGCATCCCGGGGCCGCATGATCCATCCTGGGGCCAAGTCCGGCGTGCCCGGACACAGACACCAGCTCATCGACCGCGCCGCCGAGCGCACACGACAGGCCCGCCACCGTGCGGGCCTTCGCCATGTCCAGGGGGGTGACCGCCATGGGCAAGGCTCGACCGGTCACCGACGAAGACCGCCAGCGCGTCCGCGAACTCCACGCCGACGGCAAGGGCCGCAACGAAATCGCGAAGATCCTCGGACGCTCCGGCCGCACCATCAGCGACATCGCGTCCAAGCTCGAACCGCCGATCACGTTCGACCGGGCCGCCGAGGTGCGCACCGCCACCGAGGTCCGCCAGGCCGACCTCGCCGCTCGCCGCGCAGCCTTCGCCATCAAGCTCCAGGACATCGCCGAGCGCGAGGTCGCCAAGATCAACGAGCCGCACACTTACTGGGACTGGGGCGGCAAAGAGCACGACTTCGACACGCACACCGCGCCCGAGCCCACCCCCGCCGACAAGCGCGCGTACATGGGCCTGGTCGCCACCGCCGTGGACCGGTCGCTGAAGCTCGCCCCGCCCAAGGAGGAGGGCGGCTCCGACCAGGTCGGCTCGCTGCTCACGAACCTCTTCGACCAGCTCCGGGCCCGCCATGGAGATCACTAGCCCGCGGCTGTCCGACAAACAGGAACGCTCGATCGCCCACTCCACGGCCTGGCTCAACGTCTGGGAAGGGTCGGTCCGGTCGGGCAAGACCGTCGCCAGCCTGCTGCGCTGGCTGATGTATGTCGTGACAGCCCCGCAAGGCGGGCAGCTGGTCGTCGTCGGCAAGACCTACGACACCGTCGCCCGCAACGTCTTCGGCCCTCTCCAGGACCCGTCGCTCGTCGGCCCCGAGATCGCCAAGCTGATCACCTACACCCGCGGTTCCAGCGTCGCCTGGATCCTCGGCCGGCAGATCGAGGTCATCACCGCCAACGACGCCAAGGCCGAGGCGCGCCTGCGCGGCCTCACCGGCGCCGGCGCATACGTCGATGAGCTGACGCTGCTCCCGAAGGAGTTCTTCAAGCGGCTCGTCGACCGCATGTCCGTGTCCGGCGCGTTGATCTTCGCCACGACGAACCCGGACAATCCGGGCCACTGGGCGAAGAAGGAGTGGCTGAACCGGGCCGACGAGCTCGGCATCCGCACCTGGCACTTCGTCATGGACGACAACCCAGCCCTGTCCGAGGACTACAAGGCGCGGATGAAGCGGAACTTCACCGGCCTCTGGTACCGCCGCTACATCTTGGGCCACTGGGTGCAGTCCGAGGGCGCGATCTACGAGCAGTTCGACGTCAAGAAGCACGTCGTCTCGACGCTCCCCAGGATCGACCGGTGGCTGTGCGACGCGATCGACTACGGCACCGTCAACCCGTACGCCGACGTCCTGATCGGCCTCGGTGCAGACCGGAAGCTGTACGTCGTCTCCGAGTACCGGTACGACTCCCGCCGTGAGCGGAAGCAGATGACCGACGCGGAGTACTCCCGGGCCCGCCGGCAGTGGCTCGCCAAGGTGAAGCAGCCCACCACCAACGTGGTTGGCGTCGCCCCGGAATGGACGGTCGTCGACCCGTCCGCCGCGTCGTACATCGAGCAGCTGCACCGCGACCAGGTCCCGGGCGTCACCCAGGCCGACAACGCCGTCCTGGACGGCATCCGGACCGTGAGCAGCCTCCTGTCCACGGAGGACCTGTTCATCCACGAGTCCGCCGAGGGCCTGATCGACGAAATCCCCGGCTACTCCTGGGACGACGAAGCAGCGGAACGCGGCGAAGACAAGCCGATCAAGGAGAACGACCACAGCTGTGACGCCCTGCGGTACGGGCTGCGCACGACGGAGTCGCTGTGGCGGCCCTACCTACCGACCCGACTGGAGGTGGCCGCGTGATGGCCCGACTCGGCCCGGTCCCGGGCTTCCCCCGCTGGACCGGCGTGACAGCCACGCTCGGCTACCCGACCCAGCACCGCGTCACCCACCACGCCGACGGCCGCACGTCCATCGAGGTCCCGGTACGCGTACGACTCACGCGCCGCGCCCGCTGGTGGGCGCGCTGGCGCATGCTCACAGGGAGGTGGCCACACGATGTCGCTGCCCACGGGTAACGTCCCCTGGCCCCCGTCAGACCTCCGTCCCGCCCTCGAAGCGATGCGGACCTGGGACACCTGGTGGAGCGGCGACCCGGACCGCCTCGAAGACCTCTACGGCGGAGGCAACGGCGGCTTCGGTATCAGCCCGAAGCCTGCCCAGTTCTCGAACGGCGTCGTCGGGAAGATCGCCCGTTGGTGGTGGGGCACCCCCACCGCCCCCGGCGAACGCCGCACCAAGCTCCACGTACCGATCGCCGGCGACATCTGCGGCGGCTCCGCGGACCTGCTCTTCTCCGAGCCGCCGAAGCTCACGGTCGAGGGCGACCCCACTCAGAAGCGCCTCGACATGCTCACCGACGATGGCATGCTCGCCACCCTCCAGACTGCTGCCGAAGTGGGCGCCGCCCTGGGCGGGATCTACCTGCGGCCGGTGTACGACAAGAAGGTGGCCGACCGCCCTTGGCTCCACGCCACGCACGCCGACCGCGCCGTTCCCGAGTTCACCTGGAACCGGCTCAGCGCCGTCACCTTCTGGCGCGTCGTCCACGAGGAGGACGGGCAGGTCTGGCGGCACCTGGAGCGCCACGAACCCGAGCGCATCCTGCACGGCCTCTACCAGGGCACGAAGGGTAAGCTCGGCCGGCCGGTGCCCCTGGAGGACCACCCGGCAACCGCCGGATACGCCGCCACGGTGAACGAGGAGGGAGCACTCGCCACCGGCTACAAGGGACTCGACGTCTCGTACATCCCGAACCAGAACAGCCGCCGCTGGCGCTGCAACGCAGACCTTGCCGACCTCGGCCGCTCCGACCTGGACGGCATCGAGCCGCTCATGGACAGCCTCGACGAGACCTACGCCAGCTGGATGCGGGACATCCGCCTCGGCAAGGGCCGCATCATCGTCCCGGACTCCTACCTCCAGTCCCACGGGCCGGGCCGCGGCGCCTCGTGGAACCCGGACCAAGAGGCCTTCGCCGGCATCAACGCTCTTGCCAGACCAGGCGATGGCGCGGCCCTGACCGTCGCCCAGTTCCAGATCCGCGTGCAGGAGCACCGCGAGACTGCTGAAGACCTGGTCAACCAGATCCTCCGGTCCGCCGGCTACAGCGGGCAGACCTTCGGATTGGGGGGCGACGCCGCGGTGACCGCGACGGAGGTCAAGTCCCGCGAGCGGCGGAGCATGACGACACGCGGTCGGAAGATCCTCCGCTGGAGGGCCGGACTCGCGGACGCGGTCCACGCACTCCTCGCAGTTGACCAGGAGGTGTTCCGCTCCGGGGTCACCGCGCAGCCGCCGACGATCGAGTTCGAGGACTCGGTCCAGGAGGACCCGCTGTCCCTGGCGAACACCGCCGACGTACTCCGGCGGGCACAGGCCGCGTCCACGGACACGCTGGTGCGGATGGCGCACCCAGAGTGGAACGACACCCAAGTCCGAGCCGAGGTAGATCGCATTCAGCAGGAACAGGGGATGCAGATGCCGGACCCGATGCAGACCGGCGACCTGCCGTAGGGGGTGCCCCGTGCCGGTCTCGCCTGATCTCGCCGAGGACCTGGCGGCCGCCGTCGCCGACCTCTACGAGGCGGCCGAGGGCGTCCTCCTGGAGAAGCTCCGCAAGGCCCTCGCGGCGGGCATCGACAGCCCGGCCTGGGTGGTGCAGAAGCTCGCCTCGGTCGGCAACCTCCAGGCCGCGATCGAGGAGGTCCTGGCCGCGCTCCAGCTGGACGCGTCCGGAGCCATCCACGAAGCGCTGTCGGAGGCGTACGAGCGGGGCCAGCAAGCTGCCGTCGCTGAGCTGGGGGCGCTCGGCGTCGGCCAGACGGCGGCCGCCGCAGCGGTCCTCCCGACGGCTCCGGTCGTAGACCGCCTGGCGGCCGCCGTCATCAACGACACCGGCCCGGTCTACCTGCGGATCCTGCGCACCACGATGGACACCTACCGCGAGGTCATCGGGCGCGCGGCCGCAGCGCCCGCCCTTGGGGCACAGACCCGCCGACAGGCCGCTCAGTCCGCCCTGGACGCCTTCGCAGACCGCGGCGTGAAGGGGTTCATCGACTCGCGGGGCCGTTCCTGGGAGCTGCGCTCGTACGTCGAGATGGCGATGCGCAGTGCTGTGGGGCGGGCTGCGGTTGAGGCGCACTCGGACCGGCTCGGCGCAGCCGGGGTAGACCTAGTGATCGTGTCTCAGGCCCCGGAGGAATGCCCGTTGTGCCGTCCGTGGGAGCGGAAGATCCTCACGCGGGACGGGCGGGCGGGCGCGCGGGACATCGAGCTGGAGCACGCTGCGGAGGACGGCGAGATGGTCACGGTGCCCGTGGCCGGATCGCTGGACGAGGCGCGGGCTGCCGGCCTGCTACACCCGAACTGCCGTCACAGCGTGAGCGCGTACCTGCCTGGGGTTTCCCGGGTACCGAAGGCCCAGCCGTCACGCGGCACCTATGAGGACAGCCAGAAGCAGCGGTACCTGGAGCGCCAGGTCCGACGGTGGAAGCGGCGCGAGCAGACCGCTATGGACGAGCAGCAGGCGAAGGTCGCCCGGGCGCGGGCGCGTGCTTACCAGGCACGCGTGCGTGAGCTGATCGCAGCAACGGGGCTGCCGCGTAAGTCACACCGCGAGCAGCTCACGACAGCGCGCTGATTACCGGCGCGCGCCCAAGGGGGAGCGGACAACGGTAGGGGCGCCCTTCACCTCGGTGGGTGCGTTCGAGTTGATGAGCGCGTAGGCCTCGGCGAGGTGTCGTGCGTTCTCGCCGTGGCCAGCCTCCGCAGCGCGGGAGATGGCGTCGAGCAGGGCGGTACGGACCTGGTCTGCAAGCTGGGACTCGCTTCGGTTTTCAGTCATGGGCAAACCGTAAGGGCACCTGCGCGAGTTGTTCCCCCTGTTCTCCCTTTGCCCAGGTCAGGGCACAGTCTTCCGCCCGCCAGGAGCGGGCCGGATCGCAGTACAGCCTCGGCGGGACCGGGGCCCACCTCTACGCGCACCGGGAGTGCACGACATGCAGAAGCGAACCCTTCCCCGGCTGGCAGGCTCCGGCTGGGCACACCCCTACGCCACCGGCCCTTTCGACCCGTGGCTGTACGCCGACGGCGGGGACGGAGACGACTCCGGATCCGGCAGCGACGACAGCGATGAGACCGAAGACGGCGACGCCAGCGACCAGGACGACGACGCTGCCAGCGACGACGACCAGGACGACGCCGACGACGCGGACGACGGCAAGGACGACGACACCAATCCGAAGCCCAAGCCGCCCGCGAAGAAGGCCGCCACCGGCGCCTCGTCCCGCAGGGACAAGGAGCTGGAGAAGGCCCGCGACCAGGCCGCGAAGGCTCGCGTCGGGGCCAAGGAGGCAGCCGACAAGGCCAAGAAGGAGCTGGTCCATGAGATCGGCAAGGCGCTCGGCCTGGTCGAAGACGAGAAGGACGAGGCACCGGACCCGGCGAAGCTCCAGACGGAAATCGAGCGGCGCACCGCCGCCCACCGGGAGACCGCCGTCGAGCTGGCCGTGTACCGGGGGGCGTCGAAGTACGGCGCCGACCCGGACGCGCTCACCGACTCGCGAGGGTTCCTGAACTCGATCAAGGGCCTCGACCCCGAGGACGAGGGATTCGCGAAGGCCGTCAGCGCCGCCATCAAGAAGGCGGTCGACGACAACCCCAAGCTCAAGGCCGCGGCGCCGCCGCCGGACCGCACGAGCAGCGACTTCAACGGCGGGGCCGGGGGCTCCTCCGAACCGGAAGACATCGACGAGATCCGCGCCGCGCGCCGCAAGCGCCGAGCCGGATAGGAGGTAACACCCCATGGCCAACACCTTCCTGACCGCGCAGGTCATCGCGCGACAGGCCCTCGCCAACCTGTATGAGACCACCGTCGCGGCGAGCCTCGTGCACCGCGACTACGAGGCGGAGTTCAACCGCAAGCAGGGTGACGCGATCACCATCCGCAAGCCCGCCATGTTCACGGCGAACGAGTACAACCGCGCCGCGGGCATCACGGTGCAGGAGGCGCAGGAGACCAGCGTCAACATGACGCTGAACCACTTCGCCGACGTCTCCTTCGCGGTCACGTCCGAGGACATGACCCTGAAGATCCAGGACTTCGACGAGCAGCTCCTCACCCCGGCCATGGAGGCCATCGCCCAGAAGATCGACCGCGACATCCTCGCCCTGCGCGATGACATCGTGCAGGAAGTCGGCGACGCCACCCCGAACGCCGCAGGCGAGGACTACGCCGGCTACAACGGCGACTACCCCTGGTCGGACTCCCGCGTCCTCATCCAGGCGGGCAACGTCCTCGACCTGAAGAACGTCCCGGCGGCGCAGCGCTCGGTCATCGCCGGCCCGACCACGAAGGCCCGCTGGGTGGCGGAGAAGACGTGGCGGCAGGCCGACAAGCGCGGCAGCACCGAAGGCCTGCTGGAGGCGTCCATGGGCGCCCGCGTCAGCGGCTTCGACCCGTACTGGACGCAGAACATCGGCCAGCCCGCCGGATCGCCCGCCTCCGGGCAGCCGACCACCGAGGTCAACGTCGCGTTCCACCGGACCGCGTTCGCTCTCGCGTTCCGCCCGCTGGAGCTCCCGCAGGGTGCCCTCGACGCAGCGATCATGAACTACAAGGGGTTCGCGCTGCGCATCATCCGCGACTACGACATCGACAAGAAGCAGATGGTCGTGTCGATCGACTGCCTGTACGGCACGAAGACCCTCGACGCCAACCGGGCCGTCCTCATCAAGGGCGCCGACGCGGCCTGATCCCCGCGCCCGCCCCGCGCGGGCGGGCTCCCCTCCCTTCAGGAAGGACAGCCCCATGGGCTACAAGGTCCACAGCGTGGACGGGCGCGCCGGCGAGGTCGACACCTCCACCGCGCGCACCTACAGCAAGGAAGTCCGCGTCGCCTCCGGCACCGCGGGCACCTACCAGCTCTTCAAGGTTCCGGCTGCGGCGAACGTCATCGCCGTGCGCGCGTACCGCACCGGTGGTACCGGCGGCACGGTGCAGGTGAAGAAGGGCGCCTCCGACGTCCTCGCATCGCCGATGGCCACCAGCACCGACGCGTGGGCGGGGAACACCACCGTGCAGAACGCGTCCTGCGCGGCCGGAGACAACATCTCGGTGGTCCTCGCCTCCCCGGCCGGATCGCCGACCGAGATCCTCGTGCAGGTCGACCTCAGGACGGCGGTGCCCGCGTCATGACCACGTACTTCAACCAGCGGACCGGAGACCGGGTGGAGATGGACGGCCGCTCGGCCCGTCTGGACTCCCTCGACAACTGGAAAATCCTCGGCGAGGGCGAGGAGGGGGAAATCGTCAGCGATGGTGTCCTGTCCCGGCCTACGCTCACCGCGCCCGGGGTGCATGACCCGTCGGCGGACGTGCCGAAGACCAACGAGGAACTCCGCGAGGAGAATCCCTCGCTGGAGGGCCCGGGCGTCGGCCAGGAGCTGACCCTCGTGGAGGACGACGAGTCGGCCCCGGTACTCAAGCCGCCCGCGAAGAACGCGTCGCTGACGAAGTGGCAGGACTACGCGCGCCAGGTCGAGGACGACCCGGAGCGGCAGTCCGACATCGAGGGCATGACGCGGGAGCAGCTCGTCGAGCGGTACGGGGGCGGTAGCTGATGCCGCTCTCCGGAACGCTGCTCGCCGTCAGCGCCTTCGCGGAGCTGACGACGGCACTGGACCTGGGCACCGCCAGGGCCCCGCATAGCCTCAGCCGGAAGCTGTCGCTCGGCTCGGGCACCGGCGCAGGCAAGGCCGACCGCGTCTTCTCCGACCGGCGCACGCTGGCCGCCTCGGCTACCGAGGACCTCGACCTGGCGGGCTCACTCGTCGACGCGTTCGGCGCGACGATCACGTTCGCGCGGATCAAGGGGATCATCGTCGCGGCCGCCGACGCGAACACGAACAACGTAGTGCTCGGCAACGCCACCTCGAACGGCTGGGCCACGCTGCTCAGCGCGACCGGCACCGTGACCCTGCGCCCGGGCGCGTTCGTCGCGGCCGGAACCGGGGTGGCGGACGCCACCGGGTACGCGGTCACGGCCGGCACCGGTGACCTGCTGAAGGTCGCCAACTCGGGCGCCGGCACGAGCGTCACCTACGACATCCACATCATCGGCGTCTCTGCGTAGCCGATCCGCACCGCGACGAGGGAGGCCCGGGCGGCGGGCCTCCCTCGCGCGCTCACACCGAGGAGGAGCGCCGTGGCCGATGTGGTCGCCAACATCGCCAAGGGCCGGATCCTGCACTACGCCGGACTCTCGGCCGCCAGCGACGGGCTCGTGGCCATCCCGCTGGAAGCGGCCGGGCTGCCGTCCGATGACGTGCTCCAGGACTACGACACCGTGGCCGACCTGCTTGCGGGGCCGGCCAACGAGCAGACGGTGATGGGCCGGGTGGCGCTGACCGGGGTGGTGGTGTCGGTCAACGACACCGCGAACTCGGCCAGCTTCGACGCGAACGACATGAGCTGGCTGCTCGCCACCGGCGCGCCGACGGGCAAGCTCGTCATCGCCTACGACCCGGACACCACCGCGGGCACGGACGCGGCGCTGATCCCGCTGACCTACCACGACTTCGCGGTCATCCCGGACGGCACGGACATCGTCGCCCGCGTCCACACCGACGGCATCAGCGTCGACTCCAACGCCTGACCGGGGAGGCCACGGTGCCGCTGCTGGAGACCCTCGAAGACTCCTTCACCGGGGCCCTGGACCTCACGAAGTGGCCCCACTCTTATGGGGACCCGGCGGCCGTCGGCGGCCGCGGCCGGATCCCCTGCACCGTGGGTGGCTTCGCCGGGCTCCGCTCTGCGACGAACTACACCCTGGCGGGCTCGCACTTCCTGCTGCGGGCCTACCCGCCGGCGGCGAACGGGGCGACCGTCACGGCGGCCCTGTCGATCCTGGTGCTCACCAGCACCGGTGGCACCGACGCCGGGTTCATCATCGACACCGCCCAGGGCGCCATGGGCCTCTACCTCCGAGAGGGCTACGCCGACGCTGGCGCCCTCTTCCCCCCGTACGATTCCACCGCGCACGCCTGGCTTAGGCTGCGGGAGACCGGCGGGACGCTGCTCTGGGAGGCCTCTCCCGACAGCAACCACTGGACCGTGCTCCGCGGCGCCCCCACTCCGGCCTGGGCGGCGGACACGAACCTGTCGCTGCTGCTGGAGTCGACCCGCACGGACGGCTCCAACAACTTCGCCGAGATCGACAACGTCAACCTCCCCACGAGCCTGGTCCTGCTCGGCGCCGCCCGAACGGCGGCCGCAGCTCGGGCGATCAGTGGGCAGAAGAGCGTCCCGCTCGGCACCGCCCGCTCGGCGAGCTCGGCCCTGCCCCTGAGTTGCGCGCACATCGTCCAGCTCGGCGCCGCACACACGCGCACCCGCGCGGGCAGCATCGCGCGCCTGCTCCGCCCTGCACGCGCCCTCACGCCCGGCACCACCAGGCCCGCGCTCACGCCGTCCACAACCGCGCCGCAGCTGGCCGCGACCTCGACGACAGGAGGCTGACCATGCCCGACGTGGGAGACACCGTCACCGCGTCCCTGACCGTCGACCCGTACGACGCCACCACGGCCGCAACTCTCACCGTCACCGCGCCGAACGGAACCGTCTCATCGCCCGCCACGGGCACCGCCGACAACGGCAAAACCTGGACCGCGCCCCTCACCTACACCGCAGCCGGCCTCTGGCGGCTGTCCTGGACAGTGACGGGCACCGGCGCGAGCGTGCAGCACGAGGTGGTGCCCGTCGCCCCGGCGCCTCCGACGATGGCTGACGTCCGGTCGTACGCGACCACGACCCAACTGGCGAACATCCTGCACAAGGCGCCGCCGCTGGACGCCGTGGAGCTGCTGGAGCGCGCGACGGACCTCCTGGACAGCGACTTCCTGAAGGCCGCCGTGTACGACGTCGACGACGCCGGCATGCCGACCGACCCTGTGGTCCGGGCCGCCTTCGCTGAGGCTGTGTGTAGGCAGGTGGAGTTCTGGGGCGAGGTCGGGGTGGAAACCGACGTCTCCGGCCCGCTGGAAGGCGTCAGCATCGGCAGCGTGCAGCTGCAATTCGGTGCCAGCGAGAACCGCTCCGGCCCGGACTACTACGCGCCTGGGCTGATCCGGGCGCTCGAGAACATCCCTGCGGACAAGCTCCGCTGGGGGATCTCCACGGGCGGCTTCGCATGGTGACGCGCATCCCCCGCCGCTACTTCATCCACGAGATCACGGTGGAGCCGTACGGCGGCGAGTCCAGCACCGGCACCCTGTACGGCCCGCCGGTCGCGGTTCGGTGCTTCTTCGACGAGCAGACCCGAGCGGTGCGTTCCCCCGGCGGCGAGCAAGTCACGTCCACGTCGACCGTCTACGCCGACCTCGCCACCGAGGCGCCGGCCCTCTCCCGGGTGACGCTCCCCGACGGCCGGACCACGACGGTCATTCAGGCCAAGCGGCGCGACGGCCGAGGCCTCGGCACCCCCAACCACCTGGAAATCCAGCTCGAATGAGGTGACGTCGTGCCGCAGAACTTCCGCCTGAGATACGACGGTGCTGCGGCAGCCAGGGAGCTACGCGCTGCCGCTGGCCGAGGACTCTTCCTCGGTACGGAGCACGTCCTCAGCGTGAGCACCGACCGGGTGCCGCTGGACGAAGGCTTCCTCCAGTCGACAGGGACCGCCTCGGTCGACGAGCCGTCCCTCACCGGAATGGTCAGCTTCGACGGGCCATACGCCGTGCGCCAGCACGAAGAGCTGGAGTGGCGGCACGCGCCAGGCCGGACCGCCAAGTACCTGGAGAACAGCCTCAACGAGGAACGCAACGTCGTCTTCGCGCTGGTAGCCGCTGAGCTGAGGCGGGCCCTGCGGTGAGCGCCGAGACACACGACGTCGACCTGCTCCAGGGCGTCGCCGACCTCCTGGCCGCCGCCGAGGTCGGCGTCTACGACCCATCTGGCCCACTGCCCGTCGGCGCCACGGGCATCGTCCTCGGTCGCATGCCGGACAGCCCGGACCGAGCGATCGCCCTGAACCCCTACCCCGTGGCCGACGACGACTCCACCAACTCGGTCACCGGCATCCAAGCGCGCATGCGAGCGGGCACGAACGTGCTCGACCTGGTCCAGCTCGCGGAGGACGTCTTCACCGTCCTGCACAACCGCGACACCTGGCAGGCCCGCGGTGTGCGGGTGGAGATCTCCTGGCGCAACTCCCAGGCCTGGATCGGCCAGGACACCCGCGGCCGCATGGAACTGGTCGCGAACTACTACTTCCGGACCGTGCGGTCCGGGCCCCACCTGAACGACTAGGAGGACCGCATGTCGACCCCCACGGAAGAGACTGAGCTCGCACGCGAGTGGCGGCTTGAGATCAACATGGGCACGGACGAGACGCCGGACTGGCAGCTCTGCCCCGGCGTCCGCGAGTTCCAGCCCGCATCCGAGCCGAACATCGAGGACAGCAGCGACTACGACTCCGAGGGCTGGAACGGGAACGAGAAGACCGCCCAGAGCTGGGAGCTGTCGGTCACCATCCGCCGCAAGGCGAACAAGGCTGTGAAGGTCTACCACCCGGTCCACGAGAAGATCCGACTCGCGCACTTCGAGTACGGCGACGCCAACAAGATCCGCCTGCGGTACATGAACCGCGACGGTCTCCCGGAGGCGTACCAGGGCAAGGCCATTCCGAACTGGCAGCCCGCCGGCGGCGAGCACACCGCGCTCGGCGAGGTCGAGATCACCTTCACGGGCGACGGTCCGCTCACCCCGATCACGAACCCGCTGGCGCCCTGATGGCTGGCTGCAACCCCTTCGAGGCGCTCGACGACTTCCTCGAGGAAGGTCTCGACCTGCCGGTGCGCGGCAAGGACGGCGAGGTCCGCACGTACCACATCGCCGACCCGTCCGCCGAGGCTGGCGTCAAGATCGAACGGATCACGTCATACGCCGCGCGGCTGGCCGCAGGAGGAACCAGGCCAGGAGCCAAGGTCCTCGACGACGACGAAGAGATCGACCTCTACAAGCTGTGCCTCGGTGACGCCTACGGCCGGCTAATGGCCGAGGTCTCGTGGTCGATGTTCAAGCACGTCAGCCTCACGACGATGTTCTGGGTCACCACCGATCGCGACACCGCCCTGGAGTACTGGCGCACCCGGCAGCACCCGGGAAAAGCGCCGAGGAACAGGGCGGAACGACGGCAGGGGAGGCCCGATACCTCGGAGTCGGCCGGGGCGAGTATGACCCGGTCACCGGCCTCTACGAGTGGTACGAGGGCGGGCTCCCGACGCCGAAGCGGGCGCGGTCGGGGGCGCTCAGGAACCTGACCTGGGAGCGGCTGCTGGAGCAGTGGCCGCTGATCGAGGCAGATCTCCACGACACCTACGGCATTGACGTCGAGGACGGCATCCTCCGCCGACGGACCTGGCGGTGGCTCCAGGTCCGCATCTTCGGCCTGCTGTCGGCCGAGACCCGCCTGTACAGGCACTTCGCGCCACCTCCCGAGGACTCCCACATTCGCAAGCCCCGAAGGAGGTGAGCCCTCATGGCGCTGACCGTCGGCGAGCTCAACGCCGTTCTCTCCGTCGACGACCGCGGCGTCATGCCTGCCCTGCGCAGGGCCGCGAGCGCCCTGCGCAGCGCGGGGCAGCGGATGGGCGACGAGGCCGGGGAGGCCGGCGAGCGAGCCGGTGAGGAACTCGGCGATGGCATGGTCCGTGGCGCGGACGGCCGGCTACGCAACCGCCGCGGTCAGTTCGTGGCCGCGGGCCGCAACGCCGGTGAAGCCGTTGGGGAAGGGCTGGCCGAGGGCGCTGACGAGGGCGCCGAAGCGGCGGTCGATCAGGCCGCCGGGCGCTTCGACCGGCTGAAGATGCTCGCGGCCGGCGCTGGCGTTGCTGCGGGCGCCGCGCTGATGGTCGGCATGCAGGAGGCCATGAGCCAGGGGCAGATCACTGGCGTCCTCGGCGCCCAGCTCGGGGCGACTCCTGCCCAGGCGCAGCGGTACGGAGCGATCGCGGGCCAGCTGTTCAAGAAGGCGATCGTCGCGGACTTCCAGGAGGGCGCCGACACGATCAAGGCGGTCATGAACGCCGGTCTGATGCCGCCGGACGCGACCAACGCTCAGATCCTGTCGATGTCCACGCGGATCGCTGACCTGGCGAAGGTCCTCGGGATGGATGTCGGCGAGGCCGCCAACGCGGCCGGTGTCATGGTCCGCAACGGCCTCGCGAAGAACACCAAAGAGGCCATCGACATGCTCATCCAGGCGTCCAACCAGGGCGCCAACCGGTTCGGTGACCTCGGCGAGACCATCACTCGGTCGGCGAACAACCTGACCCACTTCGGCCTGACCGGCAAGCAGGCCCTCGGAGTGATGGTGCAGGGCATCGAGGCGGGAGCCCCCTCAGCAGAGCTACTGTCCGGCGCGCTGGAGGAGATGGCCGCCAACGCGGCGGATGGCGCTGAGACGTTCGACGAACTGGGTCTCAACGGCAAGAAGATGGCGGCGGACTTCGCCGAGGGCGGTCCGGCCGCAGGTAAGGCGCTGGACACGCTGATGGACCGGCTCCGGACGATGAAGGACGACGGGGCCCGTTCCAAGGCGATGATCGAGCTGTTCGGCGAGGAAGCGCTGACCATGCAGGACGCCCTCCTACAGGTCGATCCCTCGTCGGCGACCAAGGCGCTCGGCGACTTCAGCGGCGCAGCGGGCAAGGCCGGTAACACGCTGCGTGACAACGCCGGGCAGCGGCTCACCGAGTTCAAGAACTCGCTCCAGCAAAACCTGGTCGAGTTTCTCGGCGGCCAGGTCATTCCACGACTGTCGGGCTTCTTCGCCTTCATGGGCGACAACAAGGGCCTCGTCCTGGGGCTGGCTGGGGCGGTCATCGCTCTGGGTGCTGCGTTCGCGATCGCCTCCATCGGCGTGTGGGCGATGAACTCGGCGATGCTGGCGAATCCGATGTTCTGGATCATCGCGGGGATCGTGGTCGGGCTCGCGGGCCTGGTCATGCTGGTCGTCACGTACTGGGACGACATCGTCGCCGCGACGACCACGGCATGGAACTGGGTCGTCGCGAAGGTCGTCGGCGCGAAGAATCTGATCCTCGCCGCGATCGCCTATCTGGGCACGATCCCCGGCAAGGTCAGCACGTGGTTCGGCCAGATGAAGGACTGGGCGATCAAGAAGCTGCTCGCCCTGGTCGCCTGGATCACGGGGCTGCCAGGCCGGGTGTCGTCCGCAGTCTCCAGCATGGCGTCGAAGCTGGCCGAAAGGGCATCGAGCGCCTGGCAGGCCTTCCAGGTTGCCACCGCGAGGAAGGTCGTCGCGTTCATCAGCTACGTCCGGCAACTGCCGGGCAAGATCGTGGCTGGGATCGGCTCGATGAACCGGCTGCTCGTCTCCAAGGGTGTCGCAGTCGTGCAGGGCCTGTGGTCCGGCATCCAGTCGATGGGCGGCTGGATCAGGTCCAAGCTCCTCTCGTGGGCGCGAGCGATGGTCCCGGGTCCGATCGCCAAGGCGCTGGGCATCGCGAGCCCCTCCAAGGTCACGAAAGCGCAGGGCCGTTGGATCGCCCGCGGCCTCATCGACGGCCTGACCGGCTCGTCGAAGCAGGTCAAGGCCGCCTCTACGAAGCTCGCGGACATCGTCCGCGACGGCCTCAACCCGGGCAAGCGGCGGTCCAAAGGCCTCAAGATCATCTCGTCTGGCACCAAGCAGCTGTTGAAGCTGGCCGGCCAGGAGGAGAAGCTGGCCACGCGGATGAAGGCCGCAACCAAGCGGATCGCCGACCAGATCAAGGCCCGCGACAAGTTGGCCGCAGACGTGAAGAAGGGCGTGCTGGAGGGCGCTGACGTCACTAAGCAGGACACCGGCGGCTGGCCGCAGACCGCCGAGACGATCCTGGCCGGGCTGAAGCTGGACCGGGCGGCCGCCGAGACGTTCGCGAAAAACTTGGCGACGCTGCGGAAGAAGGGCGTCTCCGCGGACCTGATCGCGCAGATCGCCCAGGCCGGGGTGGAGCAGGGCTCTTCGGCCGCCGCGGCTCTGGCCAACGCCAACTCCTCGCAGATCAAGCAGATCAACCAGGAGCAGAAGCTCCTCGTGTCGGCCGCGGGCTCTGCAGGGTCGGCCGCGGGCAACGCGATGTACGGGGCCGGTATCGCCGCCGGGCAAGGCCTGGTGAAGGGCCTGAAGAATCAGCAGAAGGCGATCGAGCGGCAGATGCTGAAGATCGCCCAAGGGATGTCCAAGAGCATCCGTAAGGCGCTCGGCATCAAGAGCCCCAGCCGGGTAATGGCGCTGGTCGGCCAGTACACGGCGCAGGGCCTCATCCGGGGCGTGGAGGGCCAGCGTAACGCGGTGAACCGGTCGATGGCCTCGCTGGTGGAGACGCCTTCGCCGGGCTCGTGGGACATGGCCAGTACGCGGGCCCGCGCGGCCGCGTCGCAGAAGGCCGTGTTCGAACTGCGGTCCTCGGGCCGGGCGGAGGACGACTACCTGATTGGGCGGGTGCGTCGCGGCATCCGGAAGAAGGGCGGCGGTGACGCCTCCCTCGTGCTGACGGGACGGAGGTCCGGCTGATGGCGTTCCCCGAGGACCCGCTCGGCACTCTGGTCGAATTCCAGATCGGGGGCGTGTGGACCAATGTCACGCAGCACGCGCAGCTGCGGGACCTCATCACCCACCAGCGCGGCCGCACGGGCGAGGGGCAGGCGGTCGACCCGGCCGCCTGCTCCCTCACCCTGCGCAGCCCGGGGGGCCTCTACTCGTGGCGCAACCCGCGTTCGCCGTACTTCGGGAAGCTCGGCCCGAACACTCCGATGCGGGTCAGCGTCTACACGGGCGACCGATATCTGTGGCTGCCGGACATCGCAGGCAACGCAGCCTCGACCCCCGACACCGCCGCCCTCGACATCGTCGGCGACCTCGACATCCGCATCGACTGCGCCCTCGACCGCTGGCCCGCGACCAGCCTCCTGCGGGAGCTGTGCAGCAAGTACCTCGTCACTGGGAACCAGCGGTCCTGGGCGATCTTCACCTCGACCGCCGGGAAGGTCACCTTCCGGTGGACGACCGACGGCTCCACCATCCAGCAGCACGACTCCACCGCACCGCTCCCAGTCCTCCCCTCGGGGCGGCTCGCCCTGCGCGTCACGCTCGACGTTGACAACGGGGCCGGTGGCCACACGATCACCTACTACACCGCGCCGACCATCGCAGGGCCTTGGACTCAGCTTGGCGCCCCGGTCGTCAACTCGGGCACTACGTCGGTGTTCTCGTCGAGCGCTCCGGTCCTCGTTGGTGACACTGCCGAGCTCGGGTTCGAGCGGCCCGCCGGTCGTATCCACGCCTTCGAGCTGCGGTCCGGGATCAACGGCACGGTGGTCGCCAGCCCGGACTATTCGCTGCCTGCGGAGGGCGCTGCCACGTTCGTGGACTCGGCTGGGCGCACGTGGACACCGTCGGGCGGGGCGGAGATCACCAACCGGCAGATCCGGTTCAGCGGCGAGTACTCCGACTGGCCAGCCCGCTGGAGCGGCGGCGGGCACCTCATCCTCGTCGAGGGCGAGGGCGCTGGCATCCTCCGCCGCCTCAACCAGGGTAAGAAGCTCCTCCAGTCGACTCTGCGGCGGCGTATCCCCTCGGACTCCACGCTGATCGCCTACTGGCCGATGGAGGACGACTCGGCCGCGACCCAGGCATACAGCCCGGTGCCCGGCGTCGCCCCCATGAAGTTGACCAACTTCGACATGGCGGCTGACGACTCGCTGGGCGGCTCGTCGGCCCTGCCAGTTCTCCAGCCCGGGGGATCCCTCTCGGCGAGCGTGCCGCCGCCGGCATCGGGCACGGGCCCGTGGCACGTCGAGCTGGTGAACTACATCCCGGCCGCGCCTGTCGCCCAGGCCGTGCTGTACGAGATCGTGTGCTCCGGCACGGGTAACCGCTACCGGGTCCGCGTGCAGACCAACAACGTGCAGCTCCAGGTCCTCGACGCCGACGACAACCAGCTGCTCCTCACCAGCACCGGAGCCGGGTCCAGCCCGTCCTTCTTCGGCAACTGGAACAGGGTCAGGATCTTCGCCCGCCAGAACGGCGCCAACGTGGACGTCGACCTCGGCTGGCTGAACGCCGCGAACTCCAGCGGCGGCCACTTCCACACTGGGAGCTTCGCCGGGACGGTCGGCCGGGTCACCTCGATCCGGTCCACCTTCGGTGCCGGCCTGGACGGCACGGCGATCGGGCATGTGGGCGTCTTCCAGGCGAACAACACGGCCATCTACAACGACGCCGACAACGGTTTCGGTGGCGAGCTGGCCGCAGCGCGGCTGACCCGGCTCGCTGCGGAGGAGTCCCTGTCGCTCATCATCACGGGCGACCCCGCCGAGACGGCCGCCATGGGTGCGCAGCGCCCGGCGACCCTACTTGAGCAGCTGGAGCAGTGCGAGCAGGCCGACGGCGGGACCCTCGTCGAGGACCGCTCCCGGCTGGGGCTGCGTTACCGAACTCGTGCCTCGCAGTACAACCAGACGCCGAAGCTCATCCTGTCGTACGGGTCGAAGGGCCTGGGCGCGCTGGAGCCGGTCGACGACGACTCCAACTTGCGCAATGACGTCACGGTGGAGCGGATCGGCGGTAGCTCGGGCCGGGCGGAGCTCACCAGCGGCCGTATGTCTGTACTGGACCCGCCCGACGGGGTGGGCCGGTACGACGACAGCGTCACCATCAATCTGCACTCGGACGACCAGACCGAGCCGATGGCGCACTGGCTGATGTACCTGGGCACGGTCGACGAGGCCCGCTACCCCGTGGTCACCGTGCGCCTGCACAGGGCCCCATCGCTGATCCCAACCGTCCTCGACATGATCGAGGGCGATCTGATCCGCATCACTGACCTGCCGGACTTCCTGCCCCCGGGGCCGGTGGACCTGATCGTGCAGGGCCTGACCGAGCGGATCGGAGTACGCACCTGGGAAGTGGATTTCGTGTGCGCGCCGGGCTCGCCGTGGCGGGTCGGCGTCGTTGAGGATCCGGTGCTGGGCCGGGTCGACACCGACGGCAGCCAACTGGTCGCCGCAGTCGACGAGGACGACACCACACTGACCGTGCGGGCCGTCGACGGCATCACCTGGGTCACCGCCTTGCCGGCCCTGACCGCGAATGCGTATCTGGAGACGGACCTCACGGGGTGGTTCGGCAGCGGCGGCGTCCTCGAGCGCGTGGTCGCGCCCCTGCCGAAGCCTTTCGAGGGCGACTGGGCAATGCGGTTCGTCCCGGACGGGGTGGCCCAGTTCCCCAACGCGGGCAGCTCCACGGTGCCGGTGACGGCCGGCCAGCAGTACGTCATCTCCGGCTGGCTCCGCTGCGCCACGGCCCGGACCGTGAACCTGAACATCAACTGGTTCACCACGGGCGGCGCCTACCAGGCGACCGATGCGTCCGGCCTCGCAGTCGCCGCCAACACCTGGGCGTGGTTCGAGCTGACCGCGACAGCCCCGGTCGGAGCGCTCACCGCGAACGCCGCACCGACCGTGGCGAACTTCCCACCCTCGGCGGACGTGCTGTGGGCCCACGGCGTGACCATCCGCCCGGCCGGAGGTAAACCCGCCGAGTTCCCCTTCGACGTCCAGCTCGGCGGGGAGCACGTCACGGTCGACGCCATCGCGGACTCGGTCCGGGACGCCTTCGGCCGGACCGTGGCCGCCGGCAGTTGGGGGCAGGCGGACTCGGGCCAGGCCTGGACCGTGGCGCCGAGCGCGGACCACAGCGTCGGCGCCGGATACGGGGTGGCGGCGCAGCCCAGTACGGGCATCGCCCACCTCGCCCTGGTGCCGGCGCCGAGTGCGGACGTGGACCTGTACGCAGACGTCGCGGTATCGGCTCTGGCGACGGGGGCGTCGGTCTTCACCGGGCCCGTCGTTCGCGCGACGGACAACAACAACCTGTACCAGGCGAGGGTGGAGATCACGACCTCTGCGGGCCTCCTGCTGACCGTGCGCAAGCGGGTCGGAGGCGCGGAGACTCAACTCGCCACGTATACCAGCGCCCTGACGCACACGGCGGCGACGTTCTACCGCGTCCGCTTCCAGACGCTCGGGACCTCCCTGAAGGCGAAGATCTGGCTCGCTACCGACCGGGAGCCGGACCTGTGGCAGATCGAGGTGACCGACACCTCGCTGACGGCGGCCGCCAGCGTCGGCGTGCGCTCGTTCCGGAACACCGGCAACACCAACGCCGGGCTGGAGACGCGCTTCGACAACGTCCGCATCGCCAACCCGCAGCACTTCACGGTCCGCCGCAGCCGCAACGGCGTCGTCAAGGCACAGAGCGTGGGCACGGACGTCCGGCTCGCCACACCCATGATCATCGCTCTGTGAAGGAGGCACTGTGCCGTACGAGCCGTGGCATCCCGGCATGCGGGCGACAGCAGGACGCATGCGGTCGATCTCGCCGACCTGGCAGGACTGGATCCCGGTGTGGACCACGTCGACCGGGGCGAACACGCCCTCGTTCGGGAACGCCGTCCTGGCCTGCCGCTACGCGATCGCGGCGACCACCTGCTTCGGCACGTTCGAGGTGGTGTTCGGTTCCACCACGAACTTCGGCGGCGGCGGCTCGGGCGACAACTGGCGGTTCTCCCTGCCCGTTGCGGCAGCGTCGGCGGTCAGCGCGATCGGCTTCGCTGAGCTGAACAAGTCGACCACGAAGCGCCACCAGGCGCGGATGCGGTTGACCACGACGAGTGTGTTCGAGCTGGAGCTGGACACTGGCGCGCCGGACGGTCTGGACACGAGTGCGGACGGGGCGACAGGCGGCGGCAAGGGCCTCATCGACGCCGTCAGCCCGTGGTCGAGCGGTGTCGCGGGCACGACGTGGGCCTCCGGCTATGCCATCCGCGGCACGTTCCAGTACGAGACCGCCAGCTGACCCACGCACACCCCACAGCCCCGAGCCGCCCGGCCGGGGCATCTCATGCCCTGGAGGGCCCATGGCCTGGTACAGCAACGCCGTCCGACTGGAGTTGCAGCCGGAATCCAGAGACCAGCAGAGCATCCGCCCCACGCAGATGATCCTGCACAGCATCGTCGCCCCGTGGGACGAGAACCGCCTGTACGCCTACTGGAAGAACTCGACGTCGCTGGAGTCCCACTTCGGGCTCGACTTCGACGGCAGCCTCGGCCAGTACCTGTCCAGCACCACCCGAGCCGACGCCAACTACCAGGCCAACCGGCGCGCGGATGGATCCGGCGCCATCAGCGTCGAGACCGCCTCCAACACCAAGGCCAGCGACCCGTGGACGGACGAGCAGCTCGACGCCCTGGCCGACCTCGGCGTGTGGGGGCACCGCACCCACGGCATCCAGCTGCGGGCCTGCCGCAGCGGCGCGGACTCCGGCTATGGCATCCACCGCATGTACCCGCAGTGGTCACCGTCCGGGACCGCCTGCCCGGGCGACAAGCGTGCCCAGCAGTTCCGCGCCGAGCTGCTGCCCGAGATCGTCAAGCGCGCAGGGAAGCCCGCGGCACCGCCGGCGGGTGGCACGAAGACGCCGGTGGTCTCCCTCGCTCACATCCAGGCGGCGCAGCGTCGCGACCCGGGCCTGCCCCAGGGCGGCACCACCTACAAGGCGGAGGGCCTGGTCGTCGAGGCCGCGCTGTACCGCGAGGGCCTGCTGGCGAAGCGGTGGGTGGACGGGAGCCTCGGATCCCGCACGCGGCCGGCCGTGAGCGAGTGGCAGGAGAAGTGCGGTTACCGCGGTCGGCGGCCCGGCGAGCCCGCCGACGGCTACTTCGGCAGGGACACCCTGACGCGCCTGGGCCAGAAGCACGGCTTCCGCGTATCGGCCTGATCGTCCATCCAACCGTCACCCGCTGCGCCACCACGCGCAGCACGTCTGAATCGAGAACCGCATGTCTGAGATCCATCTGCCCAACGCCGAGACCGTCGTGAAGACCGCGACGACCTACGCGAAGGACCTCGCCGAACGGACCATCTGGTCCTTCCTCGGCGGGGCGACCGCCGTGTCCGTGGCCGCAGGTCCCGCCGACATGCTGAACGCATCGTTCTGGCAGGCCGTCGGCGCGGGCGGCCTGGCGGCAGCGTTCGCCCTGCTGAAGGGCGTCGCTGCCCGAGTCGTTGGCCAGAAGAACAGCGCTTCCACGGCGGCGGGCGTCTGATCCGCACGGCGCGTCGGCACGATCTGTAAGGGGGCTCCTTGGACGCCACCACCCTCGGCAGCCTGCTCGTGGGCATAGGCGCGGTCGCGGCCTCCGTGGTGGCGTACCTGGGGAAGCGGGGCGAGAACGCCGTCACCGGCTACAGCTCGCTCACCAACGACCTGCAAGAGGAACGCGACGCTCTGAAGGCCGAGCGGACCGAGTTGAACGCCAAGCTCGCCGAACTGTCCGCACTCCGGGCTGCTGATCAAGCGGAGATCGCCCGGCTCCGCGCACTCATCCCACCCGGAGGACAACCGTGACCCGGACAGAGCGGGCCCTCGCCCGGCGTTGGCGCCCGGTGGCGCTGCTGTGCTGGCTGGTCGCCCTGTCCGGCGCGGTCGTCATCATCTGGGGACGCATCGACGCCGAGACGACCGCACGACATGAGGCGGTTTCTAAGGCGAACCGTGCCGTCGCAGAGGCGAACCGCCGAGGGGAAGCCGTATCCACCCTCGCCACGGACGTGCGCAAGCTGCGTGCTCAGGTGAAAGGCGAGGGCCAGACACCCGTCGCACCTGACCCGTCCGAGGCTGTGGACGGCTTGCCTGAGCGGGCCGAGGTGCCCGTGCCCATCCCCGGCCAGAAGGGCGACCCAGGACGGCCGGGCCAGGACGGCTCACCGGGCGCCGACGGCGAACCCGGCACTGATGGCCCGCCCGGCGACGACGGCGCGCCCGGAACACCGGGCGAGGACGGAGCCCCCGGCGAGCCTGGCACGGACGGAGCCCAGGGACCAGCTGGACCAGAGGGGCCCCAAGGAGCGCAAGGACCACCCGGCCAGCAGGGGCCGCAGGGCGAGCAGGGCCCCCGCGGTGAGCAGGGACCGCCCGGACCGGACTGCCCCGACGACTACTCCCTCCAGGCCCCAAGCTGGGACCCCGACGCGCTCGTGTGCCGCCGTGACGGTGCACCACAGCCGAGCCCCGACGACGGGAGCCCGCTCGCGCTTGCCGTGGCCCTGGGCCCGAACCGCCGCCAGTACTCCTGAACGCTCGTGCCCCCTCTCGCCTTCGGGCGGGAGGGGGCCCTTTCGTTATGCCCGGATACCCTGCCCCCATGATTCGCGCTGTGATCTTCGACGTCGGCGAAACCATCACCCGCGATGACCGGTACTGGGCATCCTGGGCCGACTGGCTCGACGTCCCTCGGCACACCCTGTCCGCGCTCGTCGGCGCGGTCGTTGCCCAGGGCCGCGACAACGCCGACGCCCTGCGCCTCGCTCGGCCCGGCATCGACGTGGCCGCTGAGTACCGGGCACGGGAGGCCGCCGGCCGCGGGGAGCGCCTCGACGAGAGCGATCTGTACGGCGACGTTCGCCCTGCCCTGGCAGAGTTGCAGCGGCTCGGGGCGCGGGTTGTCGTCGCCGGGAACCAGACCGCCCGCGCGGGTGAACTCTTGCGGGCCCTGGACCTGCCGGCCGATTTGGTGGTGACGTCCGGGGAGTGGGGCGTGGCCAAACCCTCCGGGGAGTTCTTCCGACGGGTGATCGATGTGGCCGACGCGGCGCCCGCCGAGACGGTCTACGTCGGCGACCACCCCGCCAACGACGTAATGCCCGCTGCGGCGGCCGGGCTGCGCACTGCGCATCTGCGGCGAGGTCCGTGGGGGCATCTGTGGGCGGACGATCCGAACATCGTGGAGACGGCGGACTGGCGGATCGACAGCCTCATGGATCTGACCGGGATCGTGGGCCAGTAGCTTGCCCCGCCCGGTCGGTGTCGGGCGGGGCAAGCCGGTACCCGCGGCGTGATGTCGCGGCTACCGTTCGGAGTGGACGCACCGAACGGAGCCAGTATGCCCAGCCTCAGCATGCGCGAGGTAGGCCAGCGCATCGCGACGATCCGCCGCGCCCGCCGGATGACGCAGGCCGAACTCGCCCGAGCAGCTTTCGTCTCCCTTGCCACGGTGAAAGCGGTTGAACGCGGCGCCCGCTCACCCAGCGACGACACCCTCGACTCGATCGCCGCCGCGCTCAGCGTCGACCCGAGCCACATCGTCACTGGCAGCACACGCACCGACAGCCGTGTCCGCGCGGCCCTCCCCGGGATCTCCGCAGCGATCGGCGCCTACGACATCCCCACCGACACCAGACCCCGCCCCTTCCCCGAACTCGGGCAGGACGTCGGACAACTGGTGCAGTGGCGTCTCAACGCGCAGTACGCCCGAATCGCCGAGCACACCCCGCGCCTCCTCACCGACTCCCTCGCCGCGCTCCACCACAGCGCTGGCGCCGAGCAGCTGCACGCGGCCCACCTCCTCGCCACCGCCGCCCGCTCAGCCGACGCCGTGGCCTACAAGTTCGGCGCGCGTGACCTCTCGGCCCGCCTGGTGGAACTGATGCGCTGGGCCGCCGGCCAGACCAACGACCGGATCACCCAGGCCACCGCCGCATACGTACGCACCGAGACGTTCTTCGCTGCCCGCGCCCACACCCAGGGCCTCGCGGCACTGGAGCAGGCCATCGACGCCAGCCCCAGCCCGTCGGGCCTGGCCGCGACCGCAGCCCGGGGGGCGCTGCACATGCGGGCCGCAGTCATCGCCGGGCGGGCCGGCGACGCCGACGCCGCTGCTCTGCACCTCGCGGACGCTCGCCGCCTGGGCGACACACTCACCGAAGACGCCTACGACGGCACCCAGTTCGGCCCTGACTCCGTGCGCGCCCACGAGGTATCTGTGGCGGTCAGCCTGGGCCAGGAGCATCTCCAGCAGGCCCTGGACGTGGCGGACGAGTGGACTCCCCCGGCGGACATGCCGGCCGAGAGACAGTCCGGGTTCTGGATCGAACTGTCGCGCGCCCAGGTGTGGGCCGGCCGCCCGGACGACGCCTTCGAGTCGCTAAAGGTCGCCAGGCACATCGCACCCCAGCACACCCGCGAGCACCCCTGGGCTCGCGAGGCCGCTGCCACAGTACGCCGCCTGAAGCGCGCAGACGCCGAGTCGCTGACCAGCTTCGCCGACTGGATCGGCGCCATCTGAAGGGGATACAGCGTGTATCCCTTGTGCCGCTTGTAGCGGCCCATCATCTCTCCGTAGCCACCGGACGGGCAGATGGGAGCCGTGATGAGCAGCCACACAGAGCCGCTGGTCAGGATCCAGGGCTCAGTGAGTATCGCCCGACTGCACGGGCGGGCGTGCTGGTACTGCGGCGCCGTCAGCCGAGCCTTGCACCCGGCAGGCCGCGCCCAGCGCGGGACAGGCCGAGTGTGGAACATCGTGTCCTGCGGATGCCACAAGGCGCCCGTCCAGGACACCGGGCGGGCACGCTGATGCCGGCCGTGGAAGCTGCCGGCACCGGGCCTCTCGCCATGCTGCCGCTGCCGAACGTCTCCTCGCTGTCGAGGCGGCAGACCGAGGGCACGATCTGCGTCTGGTGTGGCGCCGGTCTCATCCCGTACACCGCACGCGACCTCGGCCAGCGGCCGAGCCCCGGCGGGGGACAGATCTTCCCCCGCGGCTGCGGAAGGTGCGTTCGTCAGAAGGCGGCCGAGGTCTACAGGCTCCACGTCTCCCAGTGCGGTGCGTGCCTGCGCAATCAGCCCTGCGCCGACCGAATTGGCCTGCAGCGTCTCGCATCCCAAGGGGTGCCATGAAGCTCTCTGTGCCTCCGACCCAGCTGACGTATCGCCAGTACCAGGGATGGGACTGCTGCTGGTGCAGCGCCTCACTGAGGAACGACGGGGTCAGCGCGGGCGTCTCCCGCGGCGCGGTAGGCGCCCACAAGCTCGACGTCGAGGTGTACGCCTGCCAGCCATGCACCGCCTCACGAAGCCCCCTGCAAGGCATCGCCGGTAGCCGCGGACGCCGCGGCACCTGACCGGCCCCCAGACTCCCGCCCCGGCCCCCAACCCTGGACAGGTCGAGCGCCGGGGCGGGTCGCAACGCTCCACCACGACAACCTCAGGGAGAGGCATGTTCGTTCACTCCGACCGTCTGCCCACCAGCCCCGCGATCCCGCAGGGCCTCGTCACGGCCCGCCCGTGGGGACTCGGCCGCATGGCGCCCTACCCCACCATGGCCCCCACCGCCCGGGCCGAGCTGGACCCGGCCACACAGACCGCCCGGTTCTACGACGGCACCGGCCAGGTGCTGGAGATGGGCAAGCACGGCACCAGCACCGGCACCAACCCGTCGACCGGCACCAGCCCGGACGGCCACGGCGGCGGGGACACCGACACTGGGAACGACACCGACCAGTGAGCGATCCGCGTCCGGTGTTGGTCGTCACCAGCCTGCACGACCCCACCGCCGACGTAGTGATCAGCGAGCTGCACGACCGGGACGTCCCGGTCGTGCGGCTCGACTCGGGGGACTTCCCCGCATCACTGTCGGTGGAGGCAGAGATCACCGAACACGGCCTCCGCGGCCGTCTCCACACGCCCTCCCGCACTGCGGACCTCGCGAACGTGCGCGCCCTGTACTACCGGCGCCCGTCCGGCTTCGCCTTCCCCCACCTCGACGAGCAGGACGCCCGGTTCGCCCTCACCCAAGCCCGGTACGGACTCGGCGGAGTCCTGGCCTCGCTGCCCGGCTGTCTCTACGTGAACCACCCGCACCGCATCGGTGACGCGGAGTTCAAGCCGGCCGGGCTGGCCACGGCCGCGGGAGCCGGGTTCCTGCTCCCGCCCACGCTCATCACCTCAAGCCCCGACGCCGCACGCGAGTTCATCAAGGCGCACGGCTCGATCATCTACAAGCCGCTGTACAACCCGGTCTACCGAGTCGATGGTGTCTCGTCGGTCGTGAAGGTCGCCGAGGTCTCCGCAGACGACATCGACGACGGCATCGGTGGCACCGCGCACCTCTTCCAGGAGCGCGTCCCCAAGGCCGCGGACGTCCGCGTGACCGTCATCGGCGGGGACGTCTTCTGCGTCCGCATCGACTCCGATCTCCTCGACTGGCGCACCGACTACAGCCAGCTCGCCTACACCCCCGTGGAAGCACCACCCGGCATCCGGCCGGCGATCCACCGCTACATGAACCGCTTCAAGCTGGTCTTCGGCGCTTTCGACTTCGCCGTCGGCGAGGACGGCCGATGGTGGTTCCTGGAGTGCAACCCCTCCGGCCAGTGGCACTGGCTGGAAGAGGAGACCGGTCTGCCCATGTGCGCAGCCCTCGCAGACCTCTTGGAGAGGAAGCCGTGACCGATCAGGCACAGCTGCACCAGCAGCTCATTGACAGGATGACGACCAGTGGCAGCCTGCGCACGGAGCCGTGGAAGCGCGCCGCCGCAGCCGTCCCCCGGCACGAGTTCCTGCGCGGCGGCTTCTTCCGGCGCGCGGTCGGCACGGACTTCACCGCGTGGGAGCCTGTCCGGGGAGACGACCCGGACTGGCTGGAGGGCTGCTACGCGGACGAATCGTTGGTGACCCAGATCGCCGGCACGATCGTCCCGAGGGACATCCGCGGCCGGATCACGCGCGAGCCGACCAGCTCCAGCACACTGCCCTCCCTCGTGCTGCGCATGCTGGAGGACCTCCAGGTCGTGGACGGGCACAAGGTCCTAGAGATCGGCACCGGCACCGGCTACTCGACGGCCCTGCTCTGCGCCCGCCTTGGCGAGGAAGCCGTCACCTCGATCGAGTACGACCCGTGGGTAGCCTCGCGGGCCCGGGCGGCCCTCGGCCACCTCGGGACGTACCCGACGCTCATCACCGGCGACGGGCTCCTCGGCCACGGGGCGGGCGCACCCTACGACCGGGTCATCGCCACGTGTGGAGTGCGCACGGTGCCTCAGGCGTGGCTCGAGCAGACCCGGCCGGGCGGCCTGGTCCTGGCGACGATCTGCGGGTGGCTCGGCTCCTCGGAGCTCGCGCGCCTGACGGTTCATGAGGACGGTACGGCGTCCGGTCCGCTGCTGGGCGGGGCCGTGTCCTTCATGCTGGCGCGGCCGCACACCCCACCGCCACTCGGTCTGCTCCCCGACCTCGGCGACGGCAAGGAACGCGAGACCGCCATCGGGGCCGAGGTTCTGGGGAATTGGACGTCCCGGTTCGTCGTGCAGCTCGCCGTGCCGGGCGCCCAGCGACTGACGATGCAGCACGAAGGGCGGGACGAGGACGTCCTGGTCGACGTCGACACCGGATCGTGGGCCTCGGTGTATTCGGAGGGCGGCCGCTGGCTGGTCCGGCAGGGCGGTCCGGAGCCTTTGTGGGACGGCGTGGAGGAACAGTTCAGCAGCTGGTGCGCGGCCGGCGCGCCGCAGCTGGAGGAGTTCACGGTGAGCGTCACCCCGGAGGGGCAGACGATTCGCTGGTAGTTGCCACCAGCTCAGCGAGCTGTACACCGATCGCGTCGGCGATCCGAATGAGGGTGTCCAGCCTGGGCGACGCGTGTCCCTGCTCGATACGGCTGTACGTCGCCACGTCGATGCCTGACCGGCCGCAGACTGCCTGCTGGGTGAGGTTGTGGTACTCGCGTACGCGGCGGATCTGAGCGCCCACAGCGCGCCGGCGGGCGACGACTCGGTCGTCGGGCGGGATGGGACGTGGCAC